AATGATGGTTCGACCGGCAACGGTTGGCCTGGTTTCTGGTCTTGGTCTACCAAAAGTGAGCCGATGACCGAACTTGATTTCTTTGAATATTGGCCACCTTCGGGTTCCAGTGAGCGTGCTTATGGCTCATTGCATGAATGGCCCGGTAATGCCTCGACCTCGATGACGTCCAATATCTATGATTCCAACTGGCACACGTTTGGCTGTCTGTGGACTGGAGATGGTAACACTGGGCAAGTATCCTGGTATTATGATAATGTCCTTATCGGCTCTCCGGTCGCCGTTGGTTCGGGAACCAGTTGGCCATCGCTGGAGCAAGAAGCGCAATACATTGCGTTGAGTGCGGGCAATCCGTTCACGGTCAACGTGGACTGGGTGAAGGTATGGACAGCATGACGGCATGCGTTGAATTGCCTTGCGGTGCAGGCTGGTCCAAATCTTGGGCAGTTGAGTTAATACTCAACTACCCTTTTAGGAACTTCTGATGACGGCGTTTTCGCAAACCTTTACAATTTCACCAACCGCATCGAGCGGTCCTGGTCCTGCGGCGAGTGGTAATTTCGTCAATGTTGATTTCGCTAGTTTGACCGGTCAGACGGTCTCGCAATATGTCTGGGGTGTCTCGACCGGGATGCAATTGTCGCAGTGCGCCAATACGAGTTTACAGAATGCGTTAAAACCGCTCGCCTTTCCGTTGTATCGCTTCAACTCGGGCGCTGGTATGGCGGAAGCGGCGTTCCCAGGCGGGGCGACTACGTCCACGACCGCGACGCTGAATGCTGTTTTTGGACCTTTGATCAACAATGCGCCGTTGTTCATGCCATCGCAGGCGCGGATCATCATCGGACTGGGCAGTCCACCCAGCAATTGGAGTTCCGCCGCCAATTACGCAGCGATGTGTGCTGCGGTCGCCACCTATTTCAAAACCACCAATTCGACTGCGACTGGAGCGCCGCTGCCGATTTATGGATTTGAAGTCGGTAACGAAACGGATAACGGAAGCGGCACCCCACCATCGTATTATTATAGTTATTTTAATGCTGCATCGGTTGCGATTCGCGCGGTCAATGCAAACTATAATATGTTTGGACCGGTGTTCAGTTGGGTCTCCGATGTCAGCGGTTTTGTGGCCAATTGCGGCTCCAATATTCAAGTGCTTGACTACCATTATTATATGTATGGTGGACAGTCGCAGTTTACCTCGGATGGCGGCGTGGCGGCGGTGTTGACCGACAATAATTACGCCATGGGTAATGCGGTCAAGTCAGCGGTCTCGGGCAACCTGCCGATCTTCATCGGTGAGTATAATCAAAATGATACCTATGGCACATTGAGCGGTGGGTCATCGCCCGGCGTCTGCAACACGTATATGCAAAACAATGTCGGCGCTGTGTTCAATGCCCAGTGTATTTTAGCCGGACTGAATGCCAGCAATAATTTTGAGATGGCGGGTATTTGGGAAGTCTATCAGGACAGCGATTACGGTGTGGTCGGTGGCGCGGATAATGGCGGCGGCTACAATGTCGCACCCGGTGGTTATCTGTTGTCCAAAGCCGCCTCCGCATTGTACGGACAGCGGGTTGCGGTCAGTATGGGTAGCACTAACCCCGCGTTGAATTGCCTTGCGGTGCAGGCTGGTCCGGGTGCCGGGCATTTTGCCGTGATGCTGATTAACTATTCGCAAACAGCCACGTATGCCGGTCCGCTCGGGTTGTCGCATTGGCCGCTTAATGCCAATGGCAGCGCGACGATCAATCAATGGACCGTCAGCGCTGCCAATCCCAGCGGTCTGACCACAGCGCTTCCGGTGGTCGGCGGACTGTCTAGCACGGTGTCAGTACCACCCGAATCGGTGGTTATAGTGACTGTCTAGTAATTAGTCCCTTGCACCCAGGTGAATGTAGTTGGTGGGCTTCCCTGCGTGAACAGTTTATAGGCTGCGCCATAATTGGTCAATGTCCCTCCGGTAGACAAATTGAACGGCGCATCACCATTAAACCACCACGCGGTGGAGCCGGAATGGGCGGTATTATTCCATACCGCTACGCAGGTGGCAATGCCATCGTTAGCCGTGCTTTCAGAGAAATTAGCCGGACCATATTCGCCGATGATCACTGGCATAATGCCATCTGCGCTCGTAATACCGCAACTCTGCACGGCGGCTAGTTGAGTCGCCAGTAGAGAATTTGCCGTGGTTTGGCTGACTGCGACGTTATTATTGATCATATAGACATGGATATCCCAGACCACATTGGTCATACTAGCAAAATATGATTGATGTGCTGAGTTCCAGATACCAGACCCCCATTGTGTACTGATACCGATCATCACGGGACTATTATTGCCGGTACCGCGCACCGCATTGTAGCAATTCAACTGATTTTGGCAAACGTTATTAGCTGTATCCGATCCCCACGGTTCATTGGTGGGGCTGAACCAGACGTATGGATTCTTTAAATACATGGTCGCCCACTCTTGAAACCAAGTCAATTGGTTAGTAGCGGCGGTACCGGTTGGCATTGTTGGGTTAACAGAATATTTGTGATCATCGACAATGACCACTCCGTAGGTAGTACCAACTTTGGTACCTGCTGTATTATAACCGGTATAATTCTGAATGAACGTGGTGAATGCTGAAGCTGCGACATTATAACCAGAGCTATCATGTGTGATGCCGCTATTCGACTGACAATTCAGTCGAATAAAATTGCATTGTGGCAGCATGGTTTGTAGCAGGACACCATTAGAAGTACCAGTGCCACCTTGCACCGCTGCCCAATCTGCCAGATTGATCCCTCTGCCATAGAACACAGTGCCGGTTGGCGTGTAAATTTGGCTATTATTGGACACACTGAAACCGGTATTGCCTGCTGTTGCTGAAGTCAAAGTGAACGATTGTGTAAAAGCTGTCATGTTATATCCTGTTATCGACGCAATAGAAATTTGCGATTGACGCGTGAAACATACGGGAAAATTTGTTGATAGGTGAGACGGATTTGTCCGTTTGCGCCTGCGCCGCCAGTGCCTGTCGCTACCGCCGCCCCGCCACCGCCACCGGCTGGGATTGCGCCTGCTCCAGCGGTGCCTGCGACCGTCAGACCGCCACCGCCACCGCCGCCTTCGACGTTAGCGGTTCCGGCGTTCCCTGGTGTTATGGCTGAGACGGCAGCCCCTGCGCCGCCGATGCCATTACCGCCATTCGCCGTGGCATTACCGCCTGCCCCTGCGTTACCGGCTGCTCCGCCCCCGCCGCTGCCACTCGCAGAATAGGCAGCCCCTGCACCCCCAGCATAGGCTAATGTTCCAATACTAGCAGCGGTTGTTCCGCCGGTTCCTCCCGTAGTTCCTGACGGTGGGTTACCTCCCGCCGCCAAGCTATAACCTGGGGTAGTTTTAAAATATGTCGGCGTTGAAGAACTGGTCTGTTCAAACTGCATTCCGGCAAGACGGAATGTAACGTTGACAGCTAAACCGGTAGAATTAAATCCAAATTGAAAAAAGGGTTGTAGTATCGTTGTTGACGCAGGAGCCGTAAAATTGGTGCTGACATAGCGTGTCAGAGTATTCACGATACTGGAAAAATATGTTGTAGATGTGGAGATATAGGTACCGCCATTATAAGCATTACATTCTAGATTGAACCCTGCATTGGAGAGGTTGGTCAGTGACCCGCCGACAACACCTACATAGCAACTGATTAGATATTGGTCGGCAGCGATGCCTACGGCGGCGGTATCAAAAAACAGTCCGGTATAGGTTGATGTTGTTGTTCCAGTCCAATTGACATCGATATAGGGCAGTCCGGTGCCGGGGTCGGTGCCAAACCCCACCACTGTTTGGGTAAGACCTGCCGTCCCGTTATTAGCCAGCCAATTGGTTGGAATGGTGCCAGGAGACCCGGTAATCGCGCCAACATTAGTGGTATTACGGATCAGATTGAGATTGTTAGTAGACCAAGACGTATTACCGCCGGTAGATGGATTAGCGCCACTGGACCCGGCTGATCCAGTGCCGATGACATAGGAAATACCATTAGCGATGTCATTCGGTGTTATAATATAAGAAGATTTGACGTATGCCCCAGCGCCGCCGCCAGCGCCATAATTACTGCCAACCCGTCCGGACCCACCGGACCCGGCTCCCCAGGATTCGACTTGTAAAGTGGCACCGCTGGATATTGCGGTCGGAACGGTCCAGGTTGAGCCGGATGTGAGAACGATTTGTTGCAGGGTGGGAAACTGCATTGCCGTAACGGTTTTGCGCATGGGACGCAATAAGGCGAATGGCTGTCGGGATAAAATCTGGACTTCGGTTGGGCTGAGTGCGCGATTCCAGGTAGCGCCGAGTAATAGGATAGTGTTGCTTTGCTGCGCGGCATTGCCACCGAGCGCAAATCCGCTGGAGACCTGTGGCAAGGTGCCATACAGGATCGCACCGCCGCTCGATGAACTGGCGGATTGCACACCATTAAAATAGACCACGTTGTTGCCGGTGCTGCTGAACGTCGCGATGCCACAGAACGGCACGTTTGCCACCACCGCGATGGTGCCGGTCACGGTCTGCTGCGCACCGCCCGAATTGGTTCCGCAATCGAGAAAATTACTACCGTCGATAAACAGATTGTACGCAAATGACGGATACGCAAAGGTGTTGTTCATACTAACACCGAATAACGGTGGTGTATATGCTGTAGTAACGCCGTTCCAAACGCCGTAGAAGAAACAGGATGCTCCGGTCGATGGCTGCATATTGACCGGAGCATTACCAGTCCATCCAGAATTAGTCACGTACGCCGCCGTACCAACGCCCGCCCCTGCCGACGTCGAGGCATAAATCACTGTCCCTGTAGGTGACATATCGCCACCAGTGCCGACCAGATTACGCACTACACCTGGAGATTGTGGATAATACAGACTGGTCAAGCCATATGATAATGGATGTGTGGTATCCCATTCCATTGTCTCGCCTTCTGGCGTTGTCAGGGATGACCATGTGCTGGGATGTCGGTGTTTATGCAGGATCACTGGTTTTCATTTTCGCTGTATTGCAGCACCGAGACGGTGGCGGCAGCCGATGCATTCAATGCGATGCCGAGATTGTTGACGATCGCATAGTAGAAATTAGTCGGTGGCTGAACGATTCCGCGAAACGTGCCGGTGATTGCCGAACCTGACGTGACGCCGGATTTGACGCCGACCGAGCCGACCAGATAACCGGAGGTCGGTGCCGTAGAACCAGTTGTCGTGCCATCGCCGTATGTAGTGCCGTCTTGATTGAGCGGCAGGATGTATAATGACAGATACGAAGTCGCCAACGTGGTGCCGCCGACCACCAGACTGAAACTGACATCGCCGTAGAGATACAGGTTGGCGGCATTCGCAATCGCCGTGGTTCCGACCACTACCGATCCGGACGCCAACGAATTAAAACTGGACGCGGTCATTCCAGCGGAGGCGTAGGCGGACTTGACGATCCATGCAGTAGTAGCAACCATAAGAACTTCCTTTATGCGTATGTCAGTATTTAACCTAACAGGCTCTTTCGATAAATAGTTTTATGGCATCTTACACGCAAAATTTCAGTGTTGTTATGACTTCTCCGGTTGCGACCACTGTGCAATGTCCGTTGGGCATTCACTTGGGTACGTGGTTAGGTGATACATCAGATTCGAGTGAGGGATCGGTGTCGCAGCATTGGTCTGATGTGAAGACTGGTTTCGGGCGGGTGCCGTCGGTCGCTGCGGCGACGATGATCAATTCCTATCAAGACGGTTATGCGACGCCGAATCAATGGGGCGGTGATGCAGGATCATGGTCGGGGATTTTCCCCACGGATGGCAGTGTGAGTCCGTTGTTGCATGGTCGTTTTACCAACGGCACGACGACCGACAGTGATTATGCCGGTGTTGTTGCCGGAACCTATGATTCAGCGTTGACGGCTGCGTTGAATTCATGGAAATCAGTGGCTTCGTTTAAGACGATGTATTTTCGAATTAATTGGGAGTTCAATACCAATTTTTTAGGATGGGGTGTGCCGTCGTCGGGACAGGTTGCGAATTGGGTTGCCGCGTGGAAGCATTGGTGTAACGTCTGCCACACCTGGGGCAACAGCAATGGCATCCAGGTTCGAATGGTATGGTCGCCGGATACCAGTATTCAGTCGGCGGAAAGCACGACATTCAGTTTACCGGTGGTTAATTTCTTTCCGATCCCTGACGGTTCTGCGGTCAATGGTCGCTATGTGGATGTCATTGGCTGCGATTATTATATGGCGGGCTGGGGGGTCAAATCCAATTTCGGACAGACGTCCGGCGCATTAGCGAGCAGCACGGATTGGAGTTTCGGGACATTTGTGCAGATGTGTCAAGCGTATAATTGTAATTTCGGCATATCAGAAACGGGTGACGGACCGAGTTTCGACAACAACAATGGTGCGTCCGACGGCACCATGGCAAATCTTGCTAATTATCTCAACACCCTGGCCACGTTATCACCAGCGGTGCCGATCGAGTATATTGCTATATTTGATTGTAACGCAGGCGGTGCAAGTCAATGCACCGCAGGCAATCAGCCGAGCATGCTGGCGGGTTGGCGGTCGTGTCTGGGAACCGGCGGCAATGGTAGCATACCAAACATCATGACTATTGCGCCAGTTTGACTGCCCACGGGCTAAAGAACCCGTGGGCTTCTCAATCTCACGAGATCGATCTTGATCGAGTTTCCGTTTTCAGTAAGGATACATAAACCTAAGCGTATTATGCTGACGTGTCAATAGTCATGTCAGCGTATTTCTGTTTTTCCGCATCGACTTCGCGAATGACTTCCTCGATGGTTTCGTATGGACCGATGATGCTGGGCTCTTTGCAGCCGACATAATATAATTCCGCGACGTGGACCACTTGATCATTAACTTTCCTGCGCCCAATTTTATGTTTCCTCATGGGTATGAGTTGCACGGTATTGTTGATAATAGCGTATCTCATGGTACTACATTCATGTACGGGCGGAGGATTTCCATGCGTTCGACCAGATCGGCGGACATTTTGATTGTGTATGCAGCGAGCAGGCTGCGGTCGTTGAGGTCGTTCAAACTATCCACACATTTGTTGAGAATTTTAACGAGACGGATATCTGTCGTAATGTAGTCCAACAGACCTGCTAAATCATGGTCTAGATCATCCACTGCGTGGATATCTACTGCACTGACCAGCAGTTCGGCTAAATTGAGGTTCATGTCTATCTCCTTTTATATATTGTAACGCATATTGTAACGCTCTGTCACGGTTTCAGCCGACCATGATTTGATTGCCGTTGCGGAATTGATGGATCGCGCCATTTTTGCGCAATCGATCGAGCGCGCCTTTGATTGCATTCTCAGTAACATCGCGTCCGAATGCAGCCGCGCATTTGTTCGCCAGATCAGCGTTTTTCACATGCCCGTCGGTTTTGATGTACAAATTCCGCAAGAAATCGTATTCGCCAGCGGTCCATCGTTGACGTCCCCGATGTGTCTGTGCTTTAAATTGCATGCGGGGTACCTGATTGACGGAGTAAGCAGGAACGTGTCCGATCTTCTGCCATGTGTGGAGTTGCCGCTCGGTCACGGCGATGATGTTGTCGAGTCCGGGTCGCGCAGCGGCGAGATAAGATGATTTCCAGCCGTACAGATGACCGCGCGCTGCGCAGATCGCGATCAGCAGATCACTGATCGGATGGGGATGGAAGATGTCGAATGTTGAATCAACTTCGCCAGGACGAATGATTTGTCCGGTCAAAACCACGGGAATTCTCCTTGATGTGGAGAATTCGCAGACGGACCGAAATTGTTGTAGATCATAACTGCGAATTCTTCCTTGAGGTCACGGAAGGTGGTGTGGTGTGGCAGCAAGCGCATTGTGTTTGGCACAGAGATTCGCAAAACGCAAGGCGGTCGTAATTTCGTGATCGAAAAATCGCTCGTTAATTCCTATAGAATTTCCATATGATATAGAGAGGCACGGAGAATGCCTCCGGTCGCCGTGGCAGGCGACCGTCAGAGGACACTCAGAGGACGCTCCTACAGCGTCCTTTTTTTTATCTTTTTTGAAAATCAAAATCAGGGAATTCGATCAGGGCTTCTAACGCGCCATTCATCCCACGCCCTGAAGAGGCGTGGGTTTTCTGGCGCAAGGTTATAAAAAAAAGCCAATTTCTCAGAAATTGGCTTTAGTAGCAACTTTTAACTTGATTTGTGAAATCCCAGCGTCTCACCGCGATCAGTTCTTGACGCCTCATTATTTATTATTTAGACGCCGTGACGCGGCTGTTGAATGCCAACCATGAATGTGGTTCGGGATTGGACCGCTGTGCCGGGATGCGCTGCCATGTCGCTCGCCATGCATCCAGGTCTGCGCGTTCATATCGGATGCGCCGTGGGCTGATTTTTGTGCAACCCACCTGACGCTGCTGAGTCGCTCTTTTCAAAATCGCAACGTCAATTTCTAAATATTTCGCTGCCTCGTCTAATGTGTAAGTCATTATAAAAACCTTTCTGAAGAGGTTTTATATACACCCGTTACGCCCGTGTGGACAATGACTAAATAACCTCGGTCGGAATGAGTCCGTTTTGAGGAAGAGCCTCGGTGTCTGAAACTACAAATATTGTCATTGATTACACGCCGCGCGATTGGCAGCGCGAATTACATGATCATCTAAAACGATTTAACGTCATTGTCTGTCATCGCGGTGGCGGCAAATCCATATTTTGCATGAATGAATTGATCCGGCGGGCGATGACCGGCAAGCCGTACGGCGAATACGCTTATGTGTTGCCATTTAAAATCCAGGCGCAGCGCAATGTGTGGGAACCGCTCAAACGGTTTCTCGCGCCGATCCCCAATTTGTATTTGAATAATAACCGGCTTGAGGCTGTGCTGCCCAACGGAGCCAAACTCATGGTTCTCGGTGCGGATGATCCCGATCGGTTGCGTGGTATCCATCTGTCCGGACTGGTGCTGGATGAATTCGCTGACATGGCGGAAAGCCTGTGGGGTGTGGTGGTGCCGATGTTGACGAATCATTCGGCGTGGGTAATATTCATCGGCACGCCAAGGGGTAAAAACAGTTTTTATCAAAAATACATGGAAAGTCAGTTACCCGAAAACAAAGATTCATGGTTGGGGGTGTATTTGCCGTATACGGCGACGAACTGTCTTAAAGATTCGGAAATCGAAATGGCGCGGCGAACGATGTCGGCAGACTTTTTCGCTCAAGAGATGGAATGCTTTCCGACTGGATCGATGGTTGCTATCGCTGACGGGATTGTGCCGATCGAACAAATTAAAACCGGCGATTTGGTGTTGACCCATACGGGACATTTGAGAAAAGTCACCGCAACCATGTCCCGTCCATTTGTGGGGGATTTAACGGTTATTAAATCCTATGGTTCGCGTCCATTGCGTATGACGCCCGAACATCCCGTGCAAATTTGCAATCCTGAACGTCAAACTTACGATTGGCGTCCAGCGAAGGATATTCAACCGAGGGATTGGTTGGTAACTCCCAAGAAAACGAAAGGATTGCCGCTCATTTCAGCACCATTGGCAGAATTGATCGCGTGGTTTATCACGGAAGGTAATGTTTCACAAAACACGGTCAATATTTCGCTCGGCAGTCATGAAACTACATTTATTCAACGAGTAATTGATTGTTTTACCGCATTGGGACGCATTAGTAGAGCGGTAGAATGTGGACCGGTAACCCGAATATATTGCTGTGATGTCGCGTTGGGAGATTTTCTAATTTCAACCTGTGGAAGCGGCGCACATAACAAACGAATTCCACTTTCGTTGATCACAGGACATGAATGGCTTGTATTCAACACATTGATTGATGGTGATGGGAATATTGTAAAAAGGAAAAATCGAACGAGTTACATGTATACCAGTGTATCGGAATGTTTGATACAGCAATTACAATTATTGGCAGCAATTTTGGATTTAGCAGGGACATATACCGTAACTCCCGCACATCAATGTGTTATTGAAGGTAGAAATGTATTTGCTACGGAATCATATCAACTTCAGGTTTATAAAACTGTTTATTATGATGTAAAAAATAAATGTTCTAAAGTTAGAACGGCTAAAAATGGTGTTTTGGGTAAAATTCATTCAATTGATCATGAACATTATGATGGATTAGTGTATAATCTGAGTGTCGCGGAAGATAACAGTTATGTTGTGAATACACGGGCTGTACATAATTGTTCCTGGGAGGCATCGTCAAGCGGATCGTATTATACCAGACAGGTTAGTGAGGTGCGGGCGAAAGGCAACATCGTTTATGATTCATCATTGTATCGATCTGATTTAGAAGTGCATACTTCGTTTGACATTGGTCATTATGATGCTACCGCATGTTGGTGGTTCCAAACTGTCAGAAATCATGAAACCGGTGAGGATGTGCTGCATTTTATTGATTATGAAGAAGCGCCCAACCTTGCTTTGGCTGATTGGAACCAAATTTTGCTCAATCGTGAAAAAACTTTGGGATATCGGCGCGGAACCCTGATTTTCCCGCATGATATCAAAGTTTACGAATGGGGAGCCGGGATATCGCGTATTGAATCAGCCGAGCAATTAGGGATGATTGTGGATGAATGTCCGAAACAAGAATTGGAAGACGGGATTGAGTTGGTAAGGCGGCATTTGATATCGTGTAAGTTTGACGGACGTCGATGTGGTGACGGGATCGAGGCTTTAACGCAATATCGAGAAAAAAGAAATAAACAAGGGATCGGCATGGGGATACCGTTGCATGATAGTAGTAGTAACGGAGCCGATAGTTTTCGTTATGCTATTACGTATGTGAAACAGGTAATGAGTGCGCCAAAGTTGTTAAGAAAGCCATTTCTACGCCGTCGTTGAAGAAACCTTCGTCAATCCTTTGAAAAACGGTAAATATCTAACCGCTCCATTAGGATAACGTTGTGTACAAAATTATTCAAGAGAAGACCAAGAGGGACACGGATTATCCTGACCGTTATTATAATCTGATGCTTCACAAGAAAATTCTCGATGGTACGCTGTATGATTGTTTCGATTATGGCTATCACGAAGAATATATCGGTCTCAATGATTCTGAGTATGTACCTATCGCCAATCGTGCGCCGTGTCTTAATCAGGGTTTGAATCTCTTACGATCAGTGGTCGAGCAGAGCGTTTCGTTTTTGTTCGGTGAGGATCGTTTCCCATCATTCATGATTGATGATGATGACACGAAGAAATTTGTTGATGACGCAGTGCGTGATCTGAAACTCGTTCTGGTGTTTCAGGATGCCGCCACACGCGGAGCAGCCGGATCGGTGGCTATCCATGCCTGGATATCCAAAAATGACAGATTATTCGTCAAAGTTCATGATACGATTTTTCTGACGCCTTTTTTTGACATGGATGAACCGGACACTTTGATCCGGATTGTCGAAAAGAAGAAAGTCATGGGGTCTGATCTCCGAAATCTAGCGAATCCGCCGTATCAGATCGCAGATGATGAACTGAATACGATCTTCTGGTTCATGCGGGAGTGGGACGACAAAGATGAAACATGGTATTTGCCCTGGAAAGTCGATTCTAAACCCGATTTTGTACCGCAGAAGGACGATACACGATCGGTATCTCACAATCTCGGCTTCGTGCCGTGGATATGGATTAAAAACCTCGCGGGTTTGGACAATGAAATCGACGGCAAATGCACATTTGAGCCTGGAATTGAAGGCGCAGTACAGATCGATTACGCACTATCACTCGCTGACAAAGCATTGAAATATAATTGCGATCCGCTTATCGTCTGGAAAACCCGTAGACCGAATGAATTGATTGATTTTACCCGTGGTGCGGGCAATTTCTTCACGGTTGGTGCCCAGGATGACGTTTCTATTCTAGAAACGACTGGTAAAGCCGCTGCTGCCACTTTGGAAGTGGTCAATGAGATGAAGGATGAAGTTCTTGCCAGTATTCATGGTTGTCGGGCGGACCCGTCTAAATTAGCGATTTCGAACTCAAGCGTGGCGCAACGCATGTTGTACCTGCCAATGGTCGGTTTGGCAAGTCATTTGCGCATATCTTATGGATTAAACGGGATTGTGCCATTGATTAAGATGTTAATGCAGATGGCGAATAAGAAATCCGTCAAAATTCTTGGTAAACGGTTTGGAAAGATCGATTCGACTGCTGATGTGAATTTAGTTTGGCAGGATTTCTTCCCGCCGACACCGTTTGATGTGCAATTGCAGGCGCAATCATTACAGATCGCGGTTACGGGCGGTTTCATGAGCAAGCAAACGGCGGCTGAGAACATGCGTAAATATATTGATGTTGATGACATTGATGCTGAAATGCAGCGCATTGAAAATGATCAAAAAGATGAACAGCAATCCGCGATTGATCTTCAGACGGCGGTAGCGAAAGCAAAGCCACAACCTACCAGACCGATAACGAAAACCAAGACAGTGTCACATAGTTAATGATCTGTTATAAATAAACACATATGACGGAATGAGTCTGTCTCTAAACGAGGGAAGAGCCTTCAGAAATGACTGAAACTGATACTCCGATTACAGAAGCCGTAGTTGTAGAGACGACTGAAACTGTAAGTAAGCCGAAAGATGTTTCGAGAGAGCCGGTAATTCGCGACAGCAATGACGCGATCAAGCAACTCCGGAAGGAGAATGAGCGGCTACGGAAGACGCTGGATGAAACGAGTGCGGCGCGAGCCGAGGAGATTGCTAACAAGAAATTGGAAGAACTCCGGATTGAGGTTGAAACGAAGGCGAATACGGCGGCAAGACAATTGCTGGAAGAACGTCTTACGGAAATTGATACGTTCAACAAAGCTCGGCTAATCAAAATGGCGTTGCGTGCAGAGGCGCAGAAGGCGGGAGTTGTGGATTTTGATGATTTGTATGTCGTCATGAAGCCGAAATTAGAGACGGTCGCATTTGATGCTGATGGAGATGTTAGTAACGCTGTTGATTTGATTGCTGAATTTAAAGTGAATAAGCCGCATTTGTTCGCCGGTATGAGTACCGCTTCAACTGCCAAAGCACCACCGGACCGGTTCTCGAATAAAATAGATTATCGGTCAATTTCGGATGCTGAATTCACTGAGACTTTACGCAAGATGGGCGTTAACATTCCAAAATAATGGCTCTTCCGGCACGAGTGAGGCAGTGCGGATGTAGGTTCTTAATCTGCCTCCAGGGATTTTATAATGACGTCTTTTAATAACGTTCCGGCACCGATCAGTTCCGCCATCCAGACAGGTCTGTTGGACAGAACTTTCAAGCAGGCGCTGACCGCCGAGCTTGGTTTCCGTGATATTGCGACCCGAATGGACTTTCCCGGTGAAATTGGTCAGACGTTGACCTTTACCAAGCCGGGCTTGATGCCCGCTCAGACGACTCCGTTGTCGTCCCGCTCCAATACTGACTTAACGGATGGTTTGACTGCGGTCAACTATTCTTTGGAACAGTATGTTGTTGGTATCGATTCGTATGCTAACACCATGCAACTCCAGCTTGCGTCGGCTTCGATGGCAATTGATAGCCTATTTTTACAAAACGCCTATGCGCTTGGTGAAAATGCGAAACGGTCGCTCGATCTGTTGGCGTATAATACGTTGATGGACTCTTATCTGGGCTACAATACACGTGTTATTGTGACGCTTGGTTCTCCGAACGCATCGATTGCGGTTGACGACGTGCGTGGATTCTTCGAGACGGTTTCTAATGCGTCTGGTCAGGTAATTGCGACGTCCGCGTCCAACCCGCTCACGGTTCTGGTGAATGGAACGTCTTATACACTTAATACTGTCGTAGCCGATGGTGTGCGTCCGACCCTGCCGTCTCGTTTCAACAACCTGACGTTCAGCGGCACGTCTTCCAACAGTTCGACTACTCCTGGTGGTTATTCTGGAACGCTAACATTCACTGCGGCTGTTTCGACCACGAACGGCACGGCTGGTAATACTGTTGTAGCATCGATTGCTCCGACGATTATCCGTGGCGGTACCGCCACCAATGCTTCTAAATTGGTTAGCGGTAACATCCTGACGATGCAGATGATTCGTACTGCCATGAACCAGATGCGTGCCAACGCAGTACGCGGGTCGTTGACTGCCTATATCGATGACTATGCGTATGGCACGTTGATGCAAGATACCGAATTCCGTCAGTACTTACAAACGCGTGATCAATCTCGCGAATTCCGTGATGGTTACTATGGTCGGGTGATGGGTGTGGATTTTGTTCGTTCGAACAATATGTTCATCGATACTAACACTTTAACTGGTGGTCAAACGATTCACCGAAGTATCATTGTCGGTGACGGTGCTCTGCTGGAAGCGGACTTTACTGCCCGCGCATACGCCAACGCCGTGCAGGAAGAGGTTAGTCTTATCAGCCAGAGCGATAATATCGCGCATATTACGCGTCCGCCAATCAACGTTTTGGGCGACGTTGTGACGCAGACTTGGGCAGCCTATCTTGGGTTTGTCTGCCCGACCGACGTAACAACCAATCCGACTACTAACGTGCTGACCGCTACTAATGCGTGCAGGAAACGTGCGATTGTGTTGGAATCGACGGGATCGTAATCGATCTTTACATTCTGGAGAAGAAATGGCGGGAGCAATCCCGCCATTTTGCTAAATATGGCTAGGACAAAAGGTCGATACAATTATGGCAAAAGCTGCACAGAGCGATAATCAAGCACTATTGGAACCCATCACAGTTACCTCTGGTGACCTGGTACCAGAGGTTGTGAAAACAGTAGAGAAAGAATATCCTAAATCGATTATCCTAAAGCAAACTTATTCTTATTATGATGAGAATAATAGATTAGTTTCTTATCTTAAATTTGTGCCGATTATCGAACCGGATGTGATCAAGAAATTGATTGATCTCGGTCTCGATTACCAGAAGGTCTAACCATGCCAACTTCTACCACGATTGGTCCAAACGGAACAGTTCTCGCCGTTGTGGATGAAGATACTAAAGTGGATTTGCGCCGCTATCTCGGCTATCCGGCGTACGGCTATGGCACGACCGGTTTTTGGGAAATGGGATTTTTCCTGTGGCAGTATGGTCAATTAGAATTGCGCATGAATTCGTTGACTGTCTCTGAATTCGATCGCGTCACATATCTGCTAACGAACATACAACAAATCGAAGATGATCTGTTTGGGATGCGGACGGCGATGATTGTCGATGAAGCGGCGGTATTTCATCGTAACATGGATGAACCGGCGGATCGTCATACTGAATATGCGTGGTGGCTACGGCATTTGCTGACATTCATGGGTGTCAAGCCTGGACCGAATTTCGAGGGTGGACGCATCCATAATTCAGCCCGCGCTCGTTTATAGGCGACAAAAAGGGGAGCCGATCGGCTCCCCTTTTTTAATACTTCTGTTAAATACAGATTATGGCAGACTTACAACATCTTATCGGCTCTGATTTGAGTATCACGGCGAATGGCAATATCGTTATGTCATATGACGAAGCGGAAGGTCAGGAGCGTGTGTTGCGTCGGCTTCTGAGCAATCCTGGATCGTATTACTGGCATCCAAATTATGGTGCTGGACTGGCGCGATTTCTCGGCAAACCATTGATCACTGCGCGAATCAAAAGCACAATTCAGACTCAGATGCGTCTGGAACAAGCCGTGCTGCAAAATCCGTCACCGAGCGTCACGGTATCTACCTACAACGGCGATACCGTCATGGCGAACATCCTATACGTTGATGCAACTACCAATCTGACGAGTCAACTCACTGTTCCGATCGAAGGATTCTAAATGACGACTTTACCTTTAAGAACTTTCGATCAGATCATTGCGGATCAAACGGCAACGCTATCATCGTCATTATCCGCAAATTCTGCAATTTTTGATACCCTGAACCTGACTCCAGGCAGTCCTTTGCTGGCATTAATGGAAGCAAATGGTGGTCTTGTCTTGCTGTTACAATGGATCAATCAGCAAGTTCTTAACTCGACCAGAATGCAGACTAGTGTCGGCTCACAACTCGATTCATTTGGAGCGGATTTCCTGTTCGCAAGATATCCGGCGGTACCTGCAACCGGACAAGTGCTGTTCACCCGAGCAACCGCAAACAATATGATTTATATCCCTACGAACACACTACTAAGAACTCTGGATGGTTTGCAAAGTTTCACAGTGATTGTTCCCGATCAGGATATTCTCAATATCTTTGACTCGGTTAAAGGGTATCGAATGGACCCGAATGTGTACAGTATCTCTTGTCTCGTGCAAGCAGTCACACCAGGAACTATCGGTAATATTGCAGCCAATTATCTGATGTTGCAATCACCTCTATCAATCAGCAAAGTCACTAATCCAAGTTCTTTCTATAACGGAGTTGATTCGGAAAGCGATGCGCAATTCGTGTCTCGTTTCCGGCTGTACATCAATTCGTTATCACGAGCCACACCATCCGCTATCGAAAATGCGATCGTGAATACGAATCCGAGTTATACCTATACAATTCTTGAAAATTATATTTCTGCGACGCAACCGCAACCTGGATGTCTGTTGGTTACGTTTGACAATGGCACTGGTTTTCCGTCGGCGGCAATGGTAGCCGAGCTACAGACTAATGTGAATGCGGTGCGTGGCGCATGTATTACACCCTTCGTGCAAGCTGCGTCTACGTGTACCGTGAGTGTGTCATTCGATGCGCTATTCGCGTCCACACAAGCATATACAGCGAATGCCTATGCTATTCAGACGGCGATCACGAATTTCATCAATGGATTGTCCGTAGGCGAAAACTTGTATCTGACACAACTTAGTCAGATTATCTACAATTCAAGTAGTGCAGTTCTTAATGCTTGGAACGTACAGATTGTTGCTTATGACGGAACAGGAACTGCGTTAACCAATTCACCATATGGTGATATTACTGTTTCCACTTCACAAGTTCTTAGGTTCATCCCGAATCCGCCGAGTCTCAACGGCGTTGTGCAAGCCACTGCAAGTATCATGGTGATCGATCCCTCTTACACGTCTGCACCCTATGCTTAATTCAAATTTAGAGTATGCTCAGCATCTATTCGCGAATGTTGATTCGGAATGGTTCCCGCAACCCACCTGGGAAGATGCGCCCATTGTCCCGCAAGAGCAACAGATCGCGCCGAATGTCAAGGCTGTATTGAGTGCATTGGCGGCGGGATGGGCGGCATCGTCCGCATCACCGTCTGGCATCGGTTATCAAACACAACTCAGTTATACACAGGCGCAAAGTCGTATCGCGACTGCAACCGGATTCTGGTTAGATTATGTTGCGTTGGACTTTTTCGGACCGCTGATCACCCGACACCCCGGTGAATCCGATCTGTCTTTCCGCAAGCGGCTGATCATCAATTTACTTGTCGATCACGGCACGCGTTGCTCGGTGTACACTAATCTACTCAATCTGACAGGCTACGCACCTTCCATCATCGAACCGATGAACACGGGTGATTGCGGCGGATATTCCAGCGTCGGTCAGACGTATTTGCCGTTGCCGACGATCACAAACCCCAATCCATCTGCTACGGTATATTATCCGGTCATCGGCTACGGTACAGCCTCTGGGAGCGTGCTGGGGGCGGGTGCTTACGGGAGTATGCAATTACCCTTTCAATCGTTTGTGACCGCCTACCGCCCTCCTGGACAGGGTATCGTTGATGTTAACGGCTATTCCGGATCGATCAGCGGTTATATGCCGTTGCCGCCCGGTCCGCACGGGTTTGTCGGCGGTCATTTTCCGAGCAATTACGGTTACGGACAATATTGCGCATTCGACGAGATCACCGGCTCGGTCACCGATCAAGACATCTATGACACGGTAGCAAGATCAAGTATTGCAGGTACAACCTGCTGGACCCGCATTACGGATTATACATCGACCACTACGCCACCGTCCACCGGATTTCTTGATGTTAATTTCTATTTGAATTCGCATGTGTTAGCGGCACAAAGCGATTTATTACCGGTTGGCGCGATCAGCGCTTACATTTCAATTTTGCCGATCAGTCTGACATCTTCGATGTACGAACCGACATTGATCGGTAATATTTTTGTCAATGCGATCACGCCGGTTGCTCATATCAATGTTCCAAGTCATGCAATCGGGTTTGTTACATTACCATTGCTATTGGATGGCAGTTTTGGAATTGATCAACTGCACGGGTGTCCCAACCTGCCGATTAATCTGGTGGCATCGCTTTACACGACCAATTTTGTCGAATCCGCATTGACTGTTCCGATATTGATTTTTGATGGTGTCTTGCAGTCGCTGTATTCAGCCAGCGCAAATATTACGCCATTGCAGTTGAGTATGTATAGTTGGTTGTGGACGCAGCCAAGTCCAATAAATGTTATTACAATATCGACAAGATTTGCTGTACCGAGCAATGATATGTTAGGTAAATTCATTCTTGGTAAAGGCTCGATCGGAACTCCTGGCGGATTGTTGGGTGATAGTTTTGAGTTGGGTGCTTCCAAAATCGGAGTCAATTATGGCTACTAATACGTTTCTTCCTTACAGTCTTTTGACTGCCGACGCGTTGAATACTGCGATGACATCGAAACTCGATTTGACGGTGTACAATACACAGCAAATTCTTGGTCCGGTGACTGTTCCAAATCTCACTGCTACGATAGGTTTGCAAACGCAAGACCTGACAGTGACCGGCAATACCATTTTCAGCACTACATCGGGCATTCAGCTTCCGGTTGGTAATACTTTGCAACGCCCCTCCAATGGCAATCCAGGTTGGTTGCGTGTCAATACTGATTCTGGTTTGATGGAAGTACTGCTACCGTCGGGTCGATGGGTGAATCTGACGACCGTGACGGCTACACAGTCACCCGCTACGCCGCCGTCTTCGCTTGCCAGTGTTCAATTTGGTGCAGCATCATCCACATCGATTCCGCTTTCGTGGTCTGTTCCGGTCGGCGGCACAGCACCATTTACCTATATTATTTCCTATCGACTTTCTGGTACCGCGAGTTGGACGGTCTGGGCGAGCAGTTTAACTGGATTGACCACGACAATTTCCAGTTTGCTGCCGGGCAGTCGCTACGAATTTTACGTTACCGCCGAAAATATCGCCGGAAGTGTAAGTTCTCAAGTATCCGCCACTGCGACGCTTGGAAGCAGTTCCAGCGGCGGTCCGACCAATCTATCAACTTTTTCAGCCACGTCTACATCAATTTCATTGTCCTGGACAGCGGTTACGTCGTCCGTTCCGGTGGCGTATGTTGTGCAATATGCATTGGCTAATGTCAATACATGGACGACATTTGGTGTGGCGATATCCGGCACGACAACGACTGTTACAGGTCTGTCACCGAATTCGATCTACAATTTTCAGGTGATCGCGAAAACTGTTGGCAACAGTTATAATTCCTCGGTCATACAGGGCACGACTACGGTAGCTGCCAGCGTCGCTCCTAACACTGTTGGGACGCTGACGTTCAGTAATCTCGCCACGTCATCGTTGACTGTAACGTGGAATGCTCCTACGGCAGGAACATCACCGTTTCTCTATCAACTTGAATATCAAGTCAATGGCGGTTCAATCTGGTATAATTATGGTCCAGCGACCACAGCGACCACGCTTAATCTGCTCAGTTTGACGTCGGCTGATGTATATTCTTTCCGTGTGACTGCTACGAACTCTATGGGTGTCGCTATCAGTCAGCCATATCCGATTACGATGTTGACGCAAACGCCGGACACCGGACAATGTGCGGAATATCAATGGTCGAGTCAGACCGCGCCAATTATCTATGGACCTCGGGTTGGACAAGTAAAAGGCGGGGCGGTACTTGATCTGCTTGGTATTGGATTGCTCGATCCCGTCGCTGGATATACATCAGGATCGCTTTTGCTGTCGGTCAAAGCCGGGTCCGGCACGATTACGATGACCGACGCGATTGCCAGTCAAGTCACCGGCTCGGGGACGTCATCGATTTCAAAATTCGCGACGACGCTGCAAGGTGCGAACACTTCGCTGAATTCATTGACCTATACCGCCCCGGCATTAACCGGCAACACCAATAGTTCTGATTCGGTGACGATTACTGTCACTGATCAAGCAGCCAATACGGCATCAATGTCGATTTCGATTACGATCATTCCGACTGCGGTTTCGGTGCCTGCGACACCAGTTACAACCGGCAGTCCATCGACAACCGGTTATACTGCCACGGGTCAACCGACTGATAAATCCGGTGCAACCGCTTATCGTTCGAATGTATTGTCAAATAATTTTGGTGTAGGTACAAATTTCGGATCGGGTTTCTACGGACCTGATTTTACTCCGACATCCGCTGCGGTGATTGAAAACTCAATCAATTACATTGCTGGCGTTTCATTTGTGCGGGAATCCGGTTTTCTGAATATGATAAACGAAGGTCCGTTTCTGCAAATGATCGCGCAGAATACCGGTGTGCAATACATTTTAGAGATTTCCGGCGGCACTGCCAATATGATGACGAACAACGCAACGGCATGGCAGAATGCGATCAACAATATTATGAGTTTCGGACTCTTTTATCCGGAATATTTAGTCGGTATCCAAGGGGTCAATACCGCCGGTTTTGCATCAAACGGTATTTTGACCGATGCATTCAGCGCTTCACAATCGGTAAATTTCCAATCCGAAGTGGCAGCCGTGGCTGCAACGCTGAATGTTTTAGCTTTCCAGCAAGAGCTTGATTACACTTTGACAGGTGGCGGCGGACCGGCGAATTATGGTTTGTCATCGGTGTTCCCGGAAACCTGTCCGAGTGCGGGTTATGCGGTTACGTCTGCGGGTGGGCAGATCGCCGCATCTGCTTTGTCATCGACCAACATCACTCCTAACAAGCCGACATTGACGCAGATCGGTTATCAATCATTCCCAAATACCGGTGTTCCATTTTCGGGAACCAATTTTGTTGATCAATTAACTCAAGCGAAATATGCGCTCGAAACATTGCTTGATTTGACGATCGCCACATTGTCTACTAATAACCAATTGGTAGTGCCATCCGCATTTAACTTGTGGTATCAGTTGTATGATACGCCGGTTTCGACATATGGACTGTTTAGCGGTTTCGGTGGTGCGCCGAAGAAATCCGGTGTCGTTTTAAGCAATGTATTTAATTTGCTCAACGATAGCGGTATTGCTGCGTCAACATTCACGCCCGGAGCATTGGATTATACGATTAGCGGATCAACGCCGTCACAATATGGTACATATACTTTCACTGGATTGAAACAATTACTGCTGCAAAACTCGCAAGGTAATTTCTTTCTGATATTGTATAATGAGCAACCGTTAAATGTGCGTGGCACTAATGCGGAGATATCGGTATCGCCCATTACATTGACGATTACGTTCAATGAAAACGTGATGCATCAAGTATCGGTTATTGATTACTATACGCAAACGAATGTGACCAGCGGTAGTGTCAGTACCTTGAGTTTCAGTCTGCCACCGTATCCTATCATTCTGATGATCGAACACCCGTGATCGATAATATGGGTAAATATTCAGAAGGATTAGTGCATTGACCGTAACTTCCAATATTCATATCGGACTCATGTCGTGGGCGCAGAATACGACCTATATTATAGGTCAGCGCGTGTCCGCAAACGGCAATGCGTATCAAGTCACGACTGGCGGTACGTCTGCGTTGACCGGCGGCGGACCATCAAGCACGTCATCATCGATCTCCGACGGATCAGTAACGTGGAAATATTTGTCCGCGATCAATTATAATTCATTGGGTTCATGGACATCATCAATCCCGTCAACATTGTCTCAACCAATCGTTGGTCTATTGTGGAATGATGGACCGATTACCACTACCAGCGGTACGGCATTTTTTAGTTTAACCGGTCATACTACGACTGTAACTAATAATATTACGTTGAAAGCGGCTCCTGGTGAATCATTCCGTGACAAATTGGTTGGTCAAACGACTGCTTTGTCGTTCAATTCAGGAAATGGTGTAAGTTTTGTACTCCCAACCAGTGGTAGTGGCAATACGGCTTACATTTATGTCACCGACGCTAACGTAAATTTCTTTGGATTGCAGTTCCAAGACCCGAACCAGTATTCCAATTCAAATACGATACAGGTTAATGGCGGGGCTGCCGTGATCATCGATAGTTGTATTTTCGATGGCTATGGTCAAAACGGCACACCGATGATATTGTTGAACAGTGTCGGTGCGGTATTGCGCAACAATTTGATTGTTGATCGTGTTCCGAATACCGGTCGATACACCTATATCTGCACGACTTCACAAAATACACGTATTGCTAACAATACTAATATTGGTCTCAATAACCCTGCGTATGGTAATGCGTATTTTCAGTCCAGCACCACCGCATCGATGTTGCTGACGAATACGATCGTGATGGGGTATTCCCCCGCAAACGGTGTGTTGGGGAATACTGGATCGACTTGCACAATCCAGTATTCGTTATTTTCTAATGCTTATGCGGGAATGTATCCGACCAATGGCGCGGGAAACATCTTTTCGCAAGCACTCGCTAATCAATTCGTCAATCCGGTTAACGATTTCCGTATTAAAACCGGATCGGTAGCGATCAATGCAGGCACGACCGATACCACGGATATTCCGACTGCAATCGATATTGTCGGCACGACTCGTCCGCAAGGCACGACGTGGGACATCGGTGCGTGGGAAGTGTTTGTTTCCGCCCCTAGCGTAGCTTTAATTGGTGTTGTCAGCACGGGTGCTGTCGGTTCACCGGCAGTTGCAATTCCGACACATGGTATCAGCGGTGTTGTCGGTTTTGGTTATCTCGGAACCCTAAGTCTTCAAAATATCCAAACTCTGTCCAGCATGTACGTCTTTACAGACGGCAATATGCTATTGAGTTCACAACTCAATCAGAATTTCGGTAACACGATTGATAAGTCAACGGCAACCCCGCAAAACATGAATGCCAGTTTGAACATTGGCGGCACCGTGAATTCCGCTAATATATCAACCACGGGTCTGTTGGCAGCACAAGGCGGACAAATTGTTGCGGTCAATACTTTTGCGCAAACCGGCAACTATTCGATGCAACCGACGGATTATATTCTGATCGTTAACAAAGTTGTGCCGCAAACTACAACTATCATTCTTCCATCGTTTCCATCTTCCGGACGAGTTTATACTGTGCAAGATGGGACAGGCAATTGTAATACCTATCCGATCACCATTCTAGCCAATCAGAATATTGCAAACTACTCGACTTATATTTTGAATATACCGTTTTCGTCCGTGAGTTTTGTATTTTCTGGCACACAGTGGCTTATTACGTCTAATGTTGGTAGTTTTGACGGAACGTTTGTTACGATGCAAGGTGCGTCACGTACAAGCAATACTGTCAGTGGTAGTGGCGCGGCAGCACTCGGAGCAAATAATATGTCATCTGGTGCTAATGCTTTAACGATCGGTGCATCGAATACCGCGTCCGGTGCGCAATCACTCGCGATCGGTAATAACTCGACTGCTTCTAACACTGGTAGCATGAGTTTGGGGATATTCGCCAATGACCGTGGTCGCTATGGACAATATTCATTCGCGAATGCGCGGCTGCATACTAATAGTGGTGACAGTCAATATGGATTGACAACGTTGCGGGCGACTATAGCGGCTTCGACCACGGGTCGATTGACGGCTGACGGTAATACTGCCGGTACGACTAATATCTGTAATTTACCAAACGGGATTGCCTACGGTTTTGGACGCATTATCGTTACGGCTTTTGATTCAGTCAACAACAAAGCTGCAATGTGGTATGTTGATAATCTGTTGGTGTTACGTGGCACGACTGTTGGTAGCACGACGATTGTCGGTTCCCCAACCATCACATTGGTGCAAGCATCAGCATCGTTGAGCGCTTTGACAAACACGTCGATCACGGTGGCGGCTGATACGACATACGGCGGTATCAATTTGAGTTTGGTTAACGGAACTTCAGTGTCCCTCGATGCGGTAGCTATCGTTGAAACATCTGAGGTTTTTTAAGAAATGAGTAAATATATCATTACGAAGGAACAGCACAGTGCCTAATATCGCACAGGGTCCAGCACAATTAGCACTTGCTGGCTACACTAACTTATTTTCCAATGCGCTTCTGAGCATTTATTCGGGTACGCAACCGGCAACCGCTGAAACAGCCTTGTCGGGTAATACATTGCTGTGTACGTTTCAGTTTGCGGCAACCCCATTTGCCACTGTGACGTCGTCTGGTGGATATTCTTATCAAGTCGGATCATTTGTTTCTCCGTCAGTATCACCAGCCGCATCCGGTATCGCATCTTTCGCCCGTGCTACATTCGCTCTTAATTCCGTCAATGCGGGTGCATGGACAGCATCGACCGTCTATCCATATGGCACCATTGTGTCATCTAATAATTCCTATTGGGTTTGTGTTGGAGCCGGTACAGCCGGTGTCACAGCGCCGATTGGCACCAATGTCAACGGGGTTTCCGACGGCGGTGCCGTGTGGAATTGGATCAATCCGGTGTCCACCGGACAGTATCTCGGTGATTTCACCGTCGGTCTAAGTTCCTCGTCCGATATTCAATTGGGAAATACCACAATTTCAACCGGAACGAATGTCGTTGTTACGGCGTTTAGATTCCAAACACCGAGTTCGTAATGACTGATTATCAATTACTAATTTCAGATAACGGATCACACAGTCCAGAAAAATGGGCTATCGCTACGGCGAAACAGATTTTCCCGGTAGATGATGCTGATTTTGTCGGTGATTTGCTGTTGGAAGCCCGTCGCAAAGAACTTGAATTGATTGAGTTGTTAGCGAAACATCATGGCTGGCATCAGAAAGACGAACGTGAGAAACTGTTAGCGAAAGCCGAACATATCGTTAGTCCATTGACTGCTGATGCGCAAGAGATCACCAGCAAAGTGGTGGCATTGATGTTATCGAGTTCTTGGGGTCCGCATTTCAGCAAGCCGGAAGTGCAAGAAGCGGTGCGTGATGTGATTAAAACTCACACTATTACAAATCGATATACCGAGCGATCGTGGCACGCGGACAAGAATCCGCATAACCATCACGCCAGAAAATTCAAGGAAATCTAAAAATGGCAGGCATTACTACATCATTGACGACATCTGCTCGCCAGGAATTCCTTTCGGGCGGACATTGTTTCAATGCAACCATTACTGCAACCGGATCAGCCGCGTCTGGATCGTCCTCATACACATCTGTTTCATCTTTAGCGGGTGTTGCGGTCGGTATGACAGTGACTGGAACGAATGTTGGCGCGGGTAGCGTTGTTGCGGCAATCACATCGGCTACGGCATTTACAGCTTCAGCGGTAACCAGTGGCACCATTTCCGGCGGCACTTTGACGTTTACCGGTGATGTTTTCAAAATGGCACTTATTACAGGTACACCGACAGGTACTTACGGGTTAACAACGACCAATTATGCTGATGTCACTGTTAATTCGGATGAAACAACTGGCACGGGTTATACTGCTGGCGGCGTGACTTTGACTAATGTGTCGGCGGTCGGATCATCCGGTGTTGGTTATATTACATTCGGTAGCAATCCGTCATGGACCTCCGCAACGTTCAATGCGTCTGGCAGTATTCTATTTAATTCCAGTATCCGAAACGGCGGACCGTCCGGGTCGAATAACACCACGGGTTCTGGTCGCGCACTGGCTGTGTTCTCATTCGGAGCGGTGCAGACCGTTTCCTCGGGATCATTTACGATCCTGTTGCCCACGGCATCAACTACAACCGCTATCCTGCGGTTGGCATAGTGAACTAACAAAAAGACTATCCCAAAACTACAAACCCCGCAGAAATGCGGGGTTTTTTGTGCCTAATTAGTGGTTTTCAGTCAATTCTTGTAAATAAGTTATGACGAGACTGGCATCTCGTCATAACAGCAAAGAACTCAATGTATGTCAAAACATTTAAGTCCGCAGTATATTTTATCACGAATTGAGTACATTCCAGAAACAGGACAATTTCGTTACAAGGCAAAAAAAGTCCTGACGCAGCAAGACAAAAACTGGAATAGACGATATGCCGGAAAAGCCACGGCGGTAGCTAACAATCAAAAAAATTATCTCAACGTCAGTATTGATGACCGCAAATATCGCGCGCATCGCATTGCTTTTTTAGCTATGACGGGATCATTACCACATGATCAAGTCGATCATATCAATGGCAAAATTACCGACAATCGCTGGTGTAATCTTCGTCTCGCGACAAATTCGCAAAATCAAATGAATAAAGGAGCAAGTAAATTATCTACAACCGGTATCAAAGGTTTGAGACAGAAACAAGCATCCTGGTTTGTCGATATTAGTAGCAACGGCACACGCTATCGTAAATGTTTCAGACATTTCTGTGATGCCTTGAAACACTATAACGAAATGGCACCCAAACTACAAGGCGAATTTATGCGGCTGCCGCAACTCTGATCCGGTGTCATCATGATGTCAGAAAAATAAATAACATCATGATGAACCCTTATATCGCTCAAGCAATTGAATCTCTCCTCAGTTTTCCGGATGTGGAGGAAGATAATTATGATTTCAAAGTGGTTGAAGCACTGCTTTTAGTGCTTCAAGCGCACCCGAATGCATTCGGTGTATTAATCAGCTTGACAATCTCGTGTTTTTTCCAACAGGAAGAGCGTGATATGATATTTTTAAATTTTGTCAATTCGCTGATAAACGCGTGGTTGCGGATGATTGAAGATACAAAATTAATAGAAGAATCTAAAACTCATACAATGCATTGATATTGGTTAAATATGTCTAAGCATCCGATCAAGCAAAAAGGAATATTATTTTGGATCGTGTAATTACTTTTCCGGCTCAAATTCCGCTGGTCGATGACCAAATTGATCAAAACGTCTATAATATGGTGCAGTTTGGTTATTTGATGCAAGCCGTTTTCGGCATTTGTACATCGGTAAACGGGCTGGTTGCAACACCCACTGTGCCAGCGAGCATGGCGGTTGAAATCGGACCGGGATCGATTGTATCCCTGCAACCGCAGGAACCGAACGCTTATTCGGTTTGGGGATCAGATGATGTCGATGATATCGTTAAAATGGGTATCAATCAGCAATCTACATTACTTCCGATTTCCGCGCCCTTAACCCCAGGGCAGCAAATCGTCTATCTTGTTGAAGTGCAATTTTTAGAACAAGATATCGATACTGTAGTGCTGCCGTATTACAATCCGGCAAATCCAAGCATTCCGTTTACTGGACCGAATAACTCTGGTGTCGCCAATGCACGTCAGAGACAACAGATCGTTTCGATACAATTAAAAGCTGGGACCGCTGCTAATATCGGCTTGGCGCAGTCCCCGTCGGCTGACGCAGGCTGGACGGCATTGTATACTGTCACGGTCAATTATGCACAGACATCGATCCAGGCTGCTAATATTGTGCAGGTATCCGGTGCGCCATTTGCAAATCTGAATCTGGCGTGCGGCGGCACGATTGGGAGTGGTGCAGGCAGTGTCGGACCGGCTGGACCTGCTGGACCTGCTGGCCCTGCTGGCCCTGCTGGACCTGCTGGTTCCGTTGGCCCTGCCGGGAGTGTTGGACCGACGGGTGCTAGTGGTGGTGGATCAGGCGGTGGACAAATTGGACCCGCCGGTCCGATCGGACCAACCGGCAATGCTGGTCCAGTCGGACCCGCCGGTCCAGCGGGTGTCGCGGGTCCAGTTGGCCCCGCTGGACCTGCTGGCACCGGAACAGGTATCGTATGGGTAACAAAATGCGTCACTCCAAATTATACCTGCAAAAGCACCGACAAGAACTGCCATTTTACTAATCAAAGCAATAGCTGTAATGGCAATTTCACACTTCCGGCAGTATCTACTATTTCTGACGGATTTGAAATCGGGTTCCACAACGACTCGACTTCGTTTTCGTGTGGTGTGAATAGCAGTGATGGTACTCAGATCGTTTGTGATCCGAGCAATCCAAGTACCACATCTTGTTCGCTATATCCGCAAGAACATATCAAATTGTGCTATTCCGTCTGTAATAACGGCTGGATGATCACCGGCTGTTCGCCGCGATTGAATCGTGGGGTTATATCGTGCAAAGGCGGTCTCAATTTGTATGTCGATTGCAACAATGGCAACGATAATACCGGTAATGGATTGACTTCCGGGAGTGCCTGGGCAACGATCAATAAGGCGTGTAATTATCTGCAAGAAGGGACTTATTGCGGTAGTCCATTTGAGGGTGCAACGATTTGGTGCGCACAAGGTAATTATAATGTTGGAAGCACTGGTTGCTATTTCAATCACAGCGGCTACTCGAATAAAATTTGCATTCAGGGATCGGGGTCTGCATCAAATACAACAATCAGTGGTGGATATTGTTTTGTTGCCGATGGTCATACCAATCTGACGGTTGCTAACTGCACGTTGCAAGCCACCGGCACATCAGGCAACAGTCCTGACGGCTGCTGCTTGTCAGCGCATAACAATGCGCTGATCAACCTTGGTGCGAATGTGATTTTTGGAACATGTGGATTTGCGCATATGCACGCACACAATGGCGGACGTGTGAACTGTAATGGTAATAATTACACGATTACCGGCGGCGGACAGTATCACGCTCTGTCGGAAACCGGATCAAGCATCAACATTGGAACTACCTATGGTAGTAGCAATACTAATAACATCACTATGACAACTACGACGGGTTCTGGCGGCGGTAATCTGTTCAGTCAATACAGTCTGGCTGCTGTCAGTGGCGGCACGGTATCGGCGGCTGGAACGCAATGGAGTCATTCGTCGGTCAGAGGTAGTTCTTATCTGGCACGTGGCAATGGCACTGTCTATACAAATGGATCGACAGTTCCCGGCAATGCAACCGGATATATCGATTCTACCACGTACGGCGTGCAATACTAATGAAAATATGTGCGCGATGCAAAATCGAAAAATCGGGCGATGGTTATTATCGGGATATGACTACTCCCGATGGATTGTCGCGCTATTGTAAAGAATGTCGAAAGAATTACAATCGAACGCGTTATGCATCGCAGCACACTAAATCCGCTAAGAAAAATTCTTGGTATTTGATGCTGGAAGATTTTGAACGAAGACTAAAAGAATTAGAAAGTGAAGAAAAGGCTGATCGTTAGATCAGCCTTTCTTTTCACTCTACCGGAGTTTCGGCAACTACTTCTTCTTTGGGTGCCGAAGCAGTTTCTTTCTGCTTATTAATTTCGGTTACGATCGAACCGATCACCCCGGCGACTTTGCCATATGGCAACGAGGATAGCCCTTCGAGAATGAGTTGAATAACTTCTTCAGCAATCGTGAGATTATAATTCATGTCATATTCCTTATGAAATACTATTTATTACAATTTCAGATTCGATCAGGTTTCAACTACGCTCGACGCCGATGTCAAAATCGGAGTAATGCCTGTTCCAACCGAAATGTTCGGAGAAACAGTTCCGGTCCACAGAATCTGACCGGCTCCGGATGATAATGTACCGATTGCCCAATTTGTAATCGTTTGCGAGCCGGAAGTTCCAGCCGGAAAATTGATATTCGATGCAGGCGACACAGAATTGGTCGAAACCGTCCAACCGCCTGTTGACCGCGCCACTCCAATACGAGTGTACCCGCCGTAACTGGTTTCGTTACTACTTTGATTGCCCGAACTCGTCGGATCAGCCGTGTGCAACGAAACATAAAGTGTGGTCAACGGCGAAGACACGATATTCTGTGCCAGACCAGTGATCGACGTGCCATTGAAAATCAGCGCAAGCAACTGACCGTCAAATGTTATACCTTTTGCCATTGTAATGAATTCCTTGTGGTAAGATTATTTAGTAATTGGCGGTAATATTGATTGTGTAGGTATTACCAGCCGATAACAACGTTGTTACCAGATTATTACCGCTTATCGAGAATGAACTGCTATATGCAGTCGCTGGTGTCAGACTATATGATGTCGGCGTTACCGCTGTACCGGCTACCGTGGTGGTGATCGGTATCGACACCACCTGATTAGCTTGAACCGTTGTTTGACCTAATGAAATGATTGGATACGGAGCCGTGGTCCCTGTAAATCCAGCTTGTCCAGTCGTGCCAAGCGTGCCAGTTATCGTGCCGTTAAACACAAACCAATACGTGCCATTGAATTGATAGAAATTGTGTCCGATATAGTAACACGTTGTTACACTATTAGATGTAGTTTGCAGAACATTGTTCAGCGTGATTTGCGCACCACTGGTCATTGCCCATGTCAAGGTTGTGCCAGCACTCCCAGGTGTAAGCGACCCGATAATCGAGCCAGTGGTACTAGTTAGGGTTGTTCCATTGGCTGATTCAGCGGAGATCGTGATCGTGGTTGCTAATGTCTGTGGCGAATTGATCGCACCGTTCATGGTCGCAGTTAAAGTGATTGGATACGATCCAGCATTAACCACCGCATTTGTGATTAATTGGTAACTGCTGTTGACTGAAAAATACGTGGATGGTGATACTGCAATCGACCCATTAAACACACCACCCGATGCAGGAACGGTGATTTGTCCGATGACAGTACCAGATGCCGTTGTTCCACCAAAGTAGTTATTTGACAGACTCATACCACCACTTTGTAAGGTGATGAAACCGGGAGTATATACTTGGAATGAATTAGAAATCGCGCTGATCGTAGGATTGTTAATGTCACGCACGGAAACTGTCATACCTGCTGTAGTCGAGGTCACAGGCGGATGCACAAAATACCACGTTGATGGTGTGACACCAACGGCAGATGGTAATGATTGCCAAGAATTAGAATTGTCTTTGTATTGCAACGTCGGTGTCGCGCTTGCTGGTGTCGGAAAAAACGCGGTCGCAACTGAGCCGGTTTGAAATTGTACACCAGCAACATTGAATGTTGCGTTGACGGCTTGAAGGCTATTATATCCGATTTCAAAAATAAAATTCAGCAATGTCGTAGTGGGTTGCGGCGTAAACGTGATCGAAAACCGCTGTAAGGTGCTCGTCAACGTGGTAATTGTCAACATATCGCTCTGCAAATAAGTGCCGCTTGCAAATTCGTCAACGGATAATTTAGCCCAGGGACTGCTACCGGACACAATGGAAAAATAACCACTCAAAGTGTACGGTTGTTGCGACACGCCAGTCGTTATTGTCCCGAAAATGAGTTCCTGGTAAGAGCCGCCGGTATGCCCGGTTCCGGTCCAGTTTATGCTGACGTAGTTGAGTCCGGTTGCACCATCGATGCCGAGTCCGGCGACAGAACCAGTGACGTCGGTATAAGGCTGATAATAAAACCAGCCGGTCGGTAACGAACCGCCGATAACAGCACCTTGCATCAACGAATTTGCGATCAGGTTGTAACTGGTCGATGAATAGGCTTGGTATGTACCGCTCACGAGAAATGTCGTGTTGATTGCTTGGTTCGCAAGTGTTCCTACATTCAGAGTCGGCGTAGTTGGGATTGGACTGGTAGTAACACCAATCGTATATCCGTCATTGGTCGAGCCACCAATGTACTGATACCAGTAGCCCGCTGAATTTAATTGCCAGAAATAATGGTTCTGATAATATAATTGCACCACATTGCTGGTATTGCTGTCAGGTGTGCCATTGAAAACCACCAGTCCGGGATTAGCCGACAGTCCGAAACTGTATAATCCCGCGCCAAGTGCCGCCGTGTTGGAAGCCGCCACACCAAGATTCGAGGAAGCATAGATCACTTGACCCGTCGTGGTGATCGATGTGCCACTTGGACTTTCCTCGATCGTCAACGTGAGCGGACTGGTTACCGGAGTCCAAACACCAGACGATACCCAGCGGAACCATGCTCCGCCGATATTTTCATAATAGATGTAATGTAATGAATAGAATAACTCAACGGCATTGCTGGTCGAAGTATCATTTGATCCGTTGATCATGACATAACCGCTATACGTTGCCAGCGAAAATGCATTCAATGTGCCGGTTGATGCCGTACCTGGAATCGGCGAGGCGTAAATGTAATTTCCGACAATCGCGACCGTGGTGCCGGTGGCACTTTCCGACGCGCCCCCCTGCCCGACCGCGATATCGATAGTTGATCCTGTGGCTGCTCCGACGATCGGAAACATACCGCCGGAAATCGCGATATCGATAGTTGATCCCGTGGCAGACCCGGACACCATATAACCGGATGTGCCGACCACAGTATAACTGTTTTGACCGGTCGCAATTGCGACACCGGCATGACTTGCAGCCGCTGAACTTGATCCTACCGCGACATCATAACTCGTACCTGTAGCCGATCCGGCTGTTGGAATACTGCCTGTCGGAATACCGACATCAATAGATGAGCCGGTTGCCGATCCGGTTATGTACGTGACCGCAGCATAACCCGTGTGCGCTAAATCAATACTGCTCCCCAGCGCAGTACCGACCGCAGAATTACTCAAAATAGCATAGGCAATATCGACGGATGATCCGACAGCGATGCCGCTGGTAATGCCGTTATTGGGTGTGCCGCTGCCGCTCGATGTAGACAGCACAGTGCTTTCGATAATGCTCCAGCCATATCCCGTATAGATAAGATCGATCGAGCCATAATTGGTATTGATGACATACGCCGATTGTCCATCAATCGTTCCTGATGTCGGGATAATCAATATCTCGTTCGTTCCGGCGTCGCCTTTGCCGTCTTTGACAATCAGGTGCAGACCAACCGCTGGAGATGGTAACAGTGTCACCGTGGTCGGTGCTCCGACGATCTTGTTAACGATGATGATATAATCGCTTAGCAATTGTGAAACAGTACCGGATGCCGTGACAATACGCACAGCATTATATTCCGGACCGTAATTACTCAATGAACTGAAATAACCGGAAGCGGGTGTCGTCAAGCCGATGACGGTATTATTGATTGCGCCGCCGTAAATGTTCACGGATGACGGTGTAAACGCAGTGTTGATTGCAGTAGTAACAAACGCCGTGGTAGCAACATTGGTTGTGATATCGCCAGCATTACGCGTTGGTGCGGTCAAAGACGAGAACACGCCGCTACTCGGTGTCGTTGCACCAATCGGGGTTGAATTGATCGATCCGCCAGTGATCGTCAATGATCCGCCCGATCCGCCGGTCAATGAAAATGCACTCAAGGCGTTCGCTACGAAGGCGGTGGTGGCGATCTGGGTGGTGACATTACCAGTCGTTGCTGTCGGTGCCAGAGGCGCGCCAGTGAACACAGGAGAGGCTAATTGCGCGATTGCTGGATTGATTGGATGCACATGATCTTGACGCGCATACAATAATGATACGCCTGGGACTGCGACACCATCCATGATTGGATTGCTTTGACCGGCTTGCCCAGCGACATAAGCGGTTGTCGCGACCGTACTATTGACCGTGTTCGGTGATTGTGTCGGTGCGGTCAGCGCACTAAACGCGCCGGATGCCGGTGTCGTTAATCCGATACTCGTCCCGTTGATTGTGCCACCTGTGATGGCAACACTGCCTGCGACATAGGTACCTGCCGAGCCGATCGCGGAGGTCACGTAGGTTTGCACCCATGCCGTATTTGCTGCGTTTTTCGAGTTGTCATATGCCGCAGCCGTCGGCACTGTCATAGTCGTACTGACCGCAGCGGTCGTAGCCGTAATGGCTGTGACGATGGCTGTATTGATCACCGCAGAACCGGCAACGGTCAGTTGAATGCCGGAACCCGATAAAATAAGCGGCGTGGCAGAATTGCTCTGCAACAAGCCAACTTGCAACTGATTAAGTTGTGCAGCAGTTAATTCTGTGCCGTCTTGGAATGTGATCAGTGTCATTTAAGGAATTATCCTATGCTACACGTATTTACCAGATGTGCCATATCCATATTCATATCATGTGAACGAATCACTAAGTGATTGAAATCTAACAAAACAAATAAGTTTCTAAGTCATAACGAATCACTAAGTGATTGAAATCTAAGAAAATATGTCTTAAGAACAAAAGAAGAAAATACAGTTCTTATACTAAGGTAAAAAAGAGTGAATCTCAGTAGTGAGACTACAAACTTAAGAGAAATCTTCAGACCCTGCTAAAACGGCAAAAAGTCACCATGGATTTCTTGTAACCTAAATATATCTATGGCTGCTTTTGTTTCATCGGTTATACAACCCATTGTTGATTTTGGTTACGGATTAGCCGCTACATTTCTAGGGCAAATCTATAATCATTATCGTCCGCAGAGTACTGGACCAGTGCTGGTGAACTTTAACATGATTGAGCAAATTCCTTTCATGTTTGATGCAACACCGAATTTCTCGCAGACGCGCCCTCATTTGTACGCCAGCGATCAGACGTATTATGGGGCTTTCGACTCGACTAATACGAAAATCGGTGATTACTTCACCAATGGCGGGTCATATGTATTTTATGTGGCAAACTGGGAGCCATTGAGACCTCCAGCGATGATGTTGTGCAACCGCGTGGTCACAATTCAACGCCCCAGCGGCAACGGCAGCGTCAGTAATGGCTATGGCGGCAACACCGCACCGGTCACGCTCCTGACCGGCTGGCCGGCATCAATCATCAAGGGTGGTATCAGTAATAAACCGGAGACCGGAACACCCGAATCAATCAACGATCATGGCATGATTTGCTACATTCCGTATTATGTACCGATCGCCACGTATGACATCGTGATTGATGATTTGAATCGCCGTTACATTATAGGCGAAAATGAACAGACGGAACTCGGTTATCGTCTCTCACTCGCATACGAGACTGCCTGATGGCTGATCTGAGCGACGTTGAAAACGCTTTTGTATCGTCAATCGCAAACGTCATTTTCCCAAATATATCTTACAGTCCGTATTCCATTGTGGAATCACCGATCACATCGACAAATATCCGGTTGATGCGTGGCTGGCCGATCGACGATCAACTGAAAAATGACCTGTTGGCGAATGTCACGAACATCACCGTGTTCTCGTCACCGGGAGTTGCCAAGAACAACACCAGATCATTACGAAATTCAGCGATTTGGACAACGGCACAAGCCACACCAACTATGACGGCGACATTATCCGGCAGTAATGTTACGTTTGCCGGTACAGCGTCCACATCGGAAGTGATCGGCATCGGTTTAAAGACACCGGGAAATCAGCGCGGTTATAGTATGCGCTTGACTGCCGGTCTGACACCGACCCAAGCGGCAACTACATTTGCAAATAACATCGCCGGTAGTACCTCGGTTGGTCCTGTGCTGACATTAACTGCTCCAAATAATGAAATCGTGGTTCAAGTTGGCGGCGATGTCACGACTCTGATGGAAGTACATCGTAATGATCAACAGATCATGGTGGTGGTGTGGTCACCTACAGTCGCACTTCGAGATCAATTGTGTTCGATCATCGATCCAAATTTGAGTTATATCAATCATTTGTATTTTCCTGAAGGATCGGTATCCGGACCGATCCGGAATGCGGGAACCTTCACGGATGATTGTGTTGGTAAAACATTTATGTGGAAGCGTACTTTGTTTTACATGGTCGAATATCCGGTCATGTATACGCAAATTTACCCGATCATGTCGTTGGGAATTGAGACGGTTAATTCAAATCTGATCGAGATTGATTAAGTGTGAGCAAAGTAAAGCACTTAATAAATAACCGCGAATGATAGATGGCACTTGAGGTGCCTACAAAACCGGCATTGTAATGATGCCACAAATTGAGGAACGTCAAGTATGCCTATTATCACTGCCGGTAATCTGAACGTCTCATCGTTGATCGTTCCCGATTTATATGTGCAGATTGTTCCGCCGTCGCAGTTAACTCTGAACGGTGTACCGTCCAATCTTGCCGCATTTGTCGGGACTGCATCGTTTGGACCAGTTAATACTCCGGTCAATATTTCGTCTTTTGTCCAATATAATCAGCATTTCGGTCAGTTGAATAACCGCAAGTACGACATGGGAACCCATGTCGCTATTGCAATTCAACAGGGTGCGAACAATCTGGTATGCGTGCGTGTCACTGATGGCACTGACACGAATGCCACCGCAGCAGTTGCTACCAACATCACGTTCAGCGGTCTTTATACTGGATCGTATGGCAACAATATCGTTGTCGGTCTCCAGAACGGATCGAAAGCCAATACGTGGCGTGCGGTTGTGACGGTTCCCGGTTTCGCTGCCGAAATTTTCGATAATATCGGACCGACGAACACCATTGTTACTACTACTAATACCGCTCTCGTGACTGCTTCCGCTACCGTTCCGGTATTATCGTCTGCTGGTATTGTCGTCGGTGATGTCGTAAGCGGCACCGGTATTGCCGGTAACCCGACCGTCATTACGGTTAATAGCTCAACGCAAGTCACGTTGTCGGCTGCGCAGACGATCACCAACGGCACGACCCTGACGTTTACGCCGAGTTTCAACCAAGTTTGGGTAAACTTGGCGTCCGCTATCAACAACGGTATTACCGGCGTCCGTGGTTCGTCGCAATGGGTTACGGCTGTTGCCGGGGCTGGAACAACTACTCCAACCGTTACCAATTATACTTTGGCAGGCGGCACTGATGGTGTAACGACTATTACTGCTTCGATTTTGGTCGGAAACAGTGGTTCTCCGCCGACGGGCATGTATGCCCTGGCTTCCAGCGGATTTTCGCTGTTGGATGTTTGCGATGCCGACACGTCCACGGTCTGGACATCGATTGACGGATACGCCAATCTGGAATCGGCTTATGCCATTCAGGTTATCCCAACCGGCACATCCGTTGCCGCATCGATCACTGCGAAACAGACTGCCGGTTTGGACTCGTATAACTCTAAACTCATTCGCGGCTGGTGCTATTGGGCTGATCCCGTTCTTGGAATCAACCGGCTCGTATCTCCACAGGGATTTGCGATAGGTCGTCTCGGCAATCTGTCGCCGCAGCTAACCACGTTGAATAAAACGTTGTATGGTATTGTCGGCACGGAAGTTTCCGGTTTGATTACTGGTAACGTGTTGTCTACCTATGCGCAAGGTGATTTGAACTCGCTGGTTAGTAACGGTATTGATGTTATTACCAATCCGGGTGCCGGTGGTTTGGATATCTGGACTTTCCGTTTCGGTCACAATTCGAGCAGCAATGCGTCTATTCATGGTGACAACTACACCACGTTGACGAATTACATTGCGACTACGATCAATGCTGGCATGGGTCAATACCTGGGTCAAGTTATTAATCCGCAGATTTTCGCCAATGTGACAGCGACTCTGGTGAATTATTGCCAGACGTTGGTGGGGGCTGGATTGATCGGCACTGCTAGCGGAGCTATTCCGTATGCAGTTCTTTGCAATACTTCCAATAACCAGAATTACCTAATTCAACAGGGTATTTTGAATGCCACTGTGCAGATTGCGTTCCTCGGTATCGTTGAGAAGTTCATTGTTTCTGTCCAGGATGGGACTGCTTTGAGCATTACATCCGTCCAAGTCAGCAATAGTCAATAAGGAATTACGTAAATGGCAATTATTACTACTAATGCTGGCAGTGGTAACATCGGTCGCGATCTTATAATCGGTGTTACCAGTAATGACGGCACGACTTATACGATCAATCAGATTGTATCTGTTAATTATCGAGCAGTTACGCTCGATATCACCAAAACGTTACTGAATGCGTCCACTATTCTTGCGGATTTGCCTCGTTTCTGGGAAGGAACGATTGAGTTTGTCCGTGGTGATTCGCAGGTCGATCAGGCGACGTGGGCTGTTGAAAATGCATGGCTGACGCAGGGACCAGCGGATTTCACCCTTGGCTCCATGGTCATTAGTATCACATCGCCGTCTGGTGCCGGTCTTGCAACACTGACTTTCACCGACGTATCATTCCGCTTGGAAGATGCTGGCACCTGGAAAGCCGATGATGTGACGATTGGTAAACTATCATTCCGAGCCGGTCGGCGTCAAGTTTCGTGAACTACCTGCGGGGGTTCCCGCCGCGTTGCTAAATAATACGTTCTTTGTGGCATGATGATGTTTCGAGCGGTTAGGCGAAAGCTTAGCCGCTCGTTTCATAAATAGTCTGACACAAGTTTGGATATGAACATGACGTTACCGTCTGCCAAAACATTAAAAGAACAACTAATCGCGGAAAATCCGTCTGATTATGTTGAGAAGCCGTCTGAGAAACTGATCAAGGAGAATCGCAAGGCGTCCGTCAAGATTCTCAAAGACGAGATTGGTCGCACTCTTACCTATAAAGCCCTCGGTCCATTGGATCAGATGCGACTGTATGCGGCATTGGGTGATCTTTCAAGTAATGAAGCCTATTCTCGATATGCGATGATTGCGGTATCGGTGCAGGATATTGATGGTGACAAAGGTCCGCCACCGACGAAAAAAAGTTTTATCGAAGCGCGAGTGGACTGGGTCGGCGAAGAAGGTTACGCGGCGATTTGGGCGGAACTGATTGCTTCGTCAAAAACATTTCTTGAGGATCGGACGCCGGAAGAAATCGCGGATGAACACCGCACCACGCTAAAAAAATCGTCACCGGATCAGGACTCTTGAACTGTTTGCGACTCGTAAAGAACGGTGTTCCGTATGATGTCGCATTTAGCCTGTCTCCGGTCGAACTTGAAGCGTATCTGATTTGTTTCGGGATTTTAGATGGCGGCAATTTTAGTTTTGATCGAATGAAATGGATGGCTCCAGGTGAAGTATGAACATTAATGAATTTCAATTTTTGATTCCGAAAATTAAAGAAGCACTTGAAATTGAAATTCAGGTTGCACTCACCGAGATCGCAGCTAAGATTGCCGAGGACGCTCGCAATAAGATCGGTCACGAACAGCATGATTGGGCTGAGCTTGCCGACGCTACGATTGCCAGCAAGGAGCAGAAGGGCGAGCCCACCCCCGATCCATTGCTGGCGACGGGTGAATTACGAGATTCGATTCAATTTGTGGTTGAGGGTCACACTGCCGTGATCGGCAGTGATGATCCGGTGGCAGTCTATCAGGAACTTGGTACAGAAACAATACCGCCGCGCCCGTTTTTATCGAGCGCGGCGGCTGAGAATGCTGGATTGGTCGAGACTGTCTTTGAGACGGCGTTACGAAAGGCGTTCACCGTCGCAAAATGATGTGTTGTGTTGTGTTGTGACGTGACTTGCGGTGCAGTGAAGTGTCGATAGCAGTGACATAGTCCATCACTGATGGGATGTCAACCGCTGACGGTAAAAATCGTCTTGCGCTTGGGTCGCACCGGCTACCGCCCATATCATGCAGACGACCCATCCGACCAGTGTCCAGCCCGCGAGCAGATTAATTGCGAGTAGGACACCTTTGTTAGTTACGCCGCGTTTGTAGCCGATTTCGGCAGGGATCACATAGATCGCTAATGCAGCGACGAGCAAAAAGAATCCATCTACTTGATCCGCATTAGGATTAATATCTTGGTGTCCGGAAAACAACCATCCCAGCGCTGGGATGATTAAAAACATCAGTGTAAGATATGAAGCGACAAAACTCAGGCATTCTTTCTGTTTATAGGTCATCGCTTTTTCCTCTGCTTTCCCTAAATACCGGCGGTATAAGGGTATTAACGTGATTTCATTCGCACTAAGCGTCGAATTAAACGCAATCGTCAACGGGTTTTCATCACTCGACAAGCTAAGCACAGGGTTAGGCAAAATACAAGCGTCAGCCGAAAAAGTTGATAGCACTTTTGCGGGTATCACACGTAATATTGAACTTTTAAGTTCGCATCTCGATCCTGTTATCGCAAAGATGTCTGAACTTGCTGCAAAATCCACGATGGCGATGAACATGCGTCCAGGTGGTCTGAATGAGGCACTACGCGAGGTCGATCAACTCAATCGCGCTTATTCTCGATTGAACGCGACCATTGAGCGATCCGGCAAAATATCCAGTACCATGAATTCTGTAATGGGAGGCGGTGCCACGGTGTTTCCATCCGGTGCGTCTTATATGCCGCCGGGTAGTAAAAACAAGGAGTTTGAAGAATCGCTTGGTGGTCTTGCAGGTGGTTCAAAAAATGTGGCGGGAGAATTTGAAACCACTGCTGGTGCTGCGGCTAATGCATCCCGTGCGATGAATGAACATGCGGAAGCGACGCGCAACAACATCAAAAATACAAAACCGTCTGAAGGTGGTGGCGGCGGTAAAACTGAGTTTTTCGGCGGTCTTGGAACATTTGGTAAAATGTTTGCGCTTGCCGAAGCTGCAAAATTTGTGTGGGATGCTGGTACCTCTCTGCAAGGCGAAGTTACTAAAATGCGGATGCAGGGCATTGATGAAAAATCCATCAACAACATGCAAAATCAGTCACTTGCTGCATCCAATAAAGTGCCGGGGACGACCGAAGCCGAGGCGATGATTCTATCTCGTAAACTCGGAGCAATCGTCGGTAATGAAAATACCACGCAATCATTACTTAATTCGTTAATGACGGATGTGAAAGCAATTGGTTATTATACCGGTGAAACAATCGAAGCATCTACTAAAACGCTTTTGCGTGGTGTCGAAGCGCGACAGAATTTAACTGAAGGTGGTAAAATCAGTCCTGAACAGATGATGAAGGAAGCATCTGCATTCACTCGTGTAACGATAGCAACCGGTGGTGATGCTAACGCACGTCAACTTATGCACACATTGCAAATGTCATCTGAATGGAACGGTCTCGTTAAGCAAAAACCCGACGAAGCTTACGGATTTTTGGGTGCGGCGGCGATGTCCTTCGGCGAAAAAGCCGGTATGATGATCGGAGCGGCGCAACGAGAATTGTTTGGCGGCAAACTGGCGATCAGTAAGGATGCGCGTGCATTAGCGTTTGAATCTGGACTGTTTGATATTAATAAACAAACGATGCTGCCTGATCCAGGAATCGGAAAACTTGGTCATCCCGTCCCGCAAATGCAGGACGCGATCAAAATCGATGTGTCGAAGGGACTGGTAACCGGGGTTGACGATCTGATCAGTCATCTGAAACAAGGTTATCAGAAAATGCACGGCGGTAAGGAGGCTGATCCGAACGAATTGCAGAAATTAATTGATAAGATGTTTGATAAAACAACTGCTCGTTTGATTAGCTGGATGGCGTCCGAGCAAGGTCATGCACAGATTCAGCGTGAGATCACAAATACCGGTAAACCCGGTAGTGAGGAAGAACTCATTAAAGTAATGAATCAAGACCCGGCATTTGCTCTAGAAACCTTGATTGCTTCATCGAAAAATCTCGCAACAGAGTTCATGAAACTCGCGATCGATTTGGGTCTATTGAGTGTTATTCGCGGGTTGGCGGATGCTATTCGAACGGCAACTGATTTCCTCCACAATAATAGTTGGTCTTCTGAAATTACTAAAGCCGGACTGGAAATTGTCTTTGCGATGTGGGGGATTTCCAAAATCCTCAAAATCGCTGGTAACATTCCTGGCATTGGTGCTTTGGGTGAATTAATGGGTGTTGGAGGGAGAGCCGCTGCCGGGGGAGCCGCTGCCGGGGAAGCAGGTGCGGCTGCCGCTGCTGGTGGTGCGCTTATCGGATTTGTTCCTTTTGTAGCACTACTCGCTGGAGCAACAATTGCTGTTACAAAAGCATTTGATGCTCTTGATACGAGATTGCAAGATTTTTTCAAGAATAATGATATCGGGAAAGCAATCACAAAGGCGTTAACGCCGGAAGGTGCGGTTCCGCAAACGGAATTTGAAAAACAACCGGGTGAAGGTCTCCGTGGGCCATGGCAAGACCCTGATAAGAAGATCGAGGATGCCTATCGTGCCGCGCATCCGGATCATGGTATGGGCGGATCGCCGGAATTGGGTGGAAAAATCCGGCCAGGAGAAACGGCACCAGCAGAAACGGAGGCATCTCCAGGGTATCATCTCACACCACCGCCGCCGACTGCACCGATTATTCCGCATCGTATCATGCGGACCAATCAGAATATGTCGATCGACGATACACAATATTACGAAGGACATTTACCTGGATTTGCGACCGGTGCATGGAATCTCCCCGGCAATATGGCGGCAAATCTGCACGCGGGTGAAATGGTGGTTCCGGCTAATTTTGCCGCCGGATTGCGTAGTAGTGTGTCGTCCGGATCAACCCCGGCTTCTTCGCCGGATGAAATGAATGTAAGCGATTTCAACGTCAATACATCATATGCAAATGATCTGTTTGCGAAATCGATCGTAATGACCGGCGGTAATGCTGCTGGTGGTGTTGCCGGTAAAGAACAATCATCTGCGGGAGGAAATTCACCACCTACACCGACATCTCCCGCGATGACACCGCCGCAAATACCATCTACACCGGCACCGGTTATGACGCCGCAACAAATGTATGGTGGTTCTCCCGCACCTGTGATGACAGCACAACAAATGTATGGTGGTTCTCCCGCACCTGTGATGACAGCACAACAAATGTATGGTGGTTCTCCCGCACCGGTTATGACACCACAACAGATGTATGGTGGCGTGCCTGATGTGACACCACCGAAAACACCCGACGTACCCGGTGTAAACGCTCCCAGCCCTGTTGTGACGGCTCCGGAAGGATCGGGTGGTAGTAGTGCGCCAGCCGCGCCTGCGAACGCTGGTACGCCTTCTGTGGCGGCTCCGGAGGGTCCATCAGCGGCACCTATGCCAGCGATGTTTCCGCCGAGTCGGTCAGCAATGTCGCCGGGCTTGTCATTGGGTAATATCAATCGGTCACGGCAGCACATGGGACTGCCGCCGATGGGAAACAAGTACGAATATCTGAATAATCCGGCTGTCGCATCTCAAGTCAATCGGCAGTTTGCGCAAGAACATCCAGGTATGCCACTGACATCACAGGGTGCGATTCCACATTCACATAGCGGTCGTGTGTTTCCGCATGTTACATCCAATCAGAGCAATAATCTCGGTGCCAATCCATCGGTTCCGAAACAAGGATTTGCTGATTCACATTCACAAAGCGGTCACGTGTTTCCGCCGCATAGCGGTGTGACAGGTCACAATCTGGCGGCTAATCAACAAGAAGCTTATAAAGCCGCGAGATCGTCTGGTTTGTCGGATAAAGCGTCGAAGATTCTTGTTGCGAATATGTCGGGAGAATCATTAGCGAAACCCAATGACAGTCATTATGATGTGCATCATATGTCGCAAGGTATTGTGCAGTGGGACCCCCAGCGAGTAGCGGCAATCAAAGCCCATTTCGGTGCAGAACCGAAAGATATGTCGGTTGGAGATCAGACCAAAGCTGCATTATGGGAGATGCAAAACAACAAACGATTTGCTTCGTCATGGAATGCACTCAATAACGAAGGACTATCTGATCAAAAACGGATGGGAATGATTGTCCATAACTATGAGGCACCCAGGGATGAAGCAGCCGCAACAGCGACACGCATGGGTTATCTGGGAAAAATGCCGACACTTGATGCCGGATATACGCCACCACCGAATATCGGTAATACACCGAATATCGGTAATATACCACCGAATGTTGGCTACACGCCACCACCGAATGTCGATTCATTGGTACCGCGTCAAATCGATAAGGATATCGGGGATGTTCCAAGACAGTCACAAAGTCACGTGCATGACATCAAACTCAATCTTGATGGAGAACTAATGGGTAGACATATCATCGAAAGTCAGTTTGATTTTTCGCCCGCTGCGGCAAGCGGCACAGCGGCATTCGATTTCCGACAACACGCATTTGCTCCTGGCGCGTCGTTAAGGGCGTAAAATTCCTAAATATCCTCTCTAAGAGGATACGACATGCCAATTTCAACTTGGGGTAATGACCCGACTCTAATTACCCTTGCCGGTGTTGATGTAGTCGGAGTCGGTGGATTTTCAAACTTTGCAATTCCGGAATACGTCAAATCGGGCGGACCGGAATCGCTCGTTATTCACAAACAACCCGGTGGCGCACGACAGATCGATGTTCTCGGCAATGATGACGAACCATACGAATGGTCCGGAGTTTTTCTTGAAGCCGATGCTGAAGCACAATTAGTTTATTTTCAACAATTGAAAGTTGCCGGTAATCCGATCCCTCTGACCTATGGACCGATTACCGATCAAGTCGTGATATCCGATCTGACATTTTCCTATATGGCACCACATCGTATCGAATATCATATCAAATGCGTCCCCGTGCTGAACGGCAGTAATGCGGCGGCTGGCGGTAATCCCGCTGCGGCTGCGGCGGCTGCCTTACCGGCGGCAGGAGGGATATTAGCATGAGCGGCACTATTTCTTCGTCGGCGATTACTAATCTTGATACCTATCTTCAACAGATATTGACGAAAATCAATGCTCTGCAAACTAAAAGTTTGCCGACACCGAATACAATCGCGGCAGCGATTTATCAAGCAAACAATTTGCAACCATTAGAATCAAATTCTAGTGCAACTGCGCCTGGATTGACTGAAATATTTGAAATAGCAACCGAGAACTTTCAATCAGTTCTCGAAACCATTGACATTGCTATCAATAACGGACAAGTGCCTGATCCGGCATTGCTTGAATTATTGGCTACCTCGATGCATGACATGTGGGCGAGCTTCCAAGCGTTGCAATATCTGACATTTCTGTCCGCTTATCTTGGCTATCCCGCCCCCGCTGCAAAGTTCTTTGCTCCAATCATACCCGCCATTTCTGTTCGCGTTAATCCCGCGCCGATCGTGATTGCAGCGAAAAGTCCGATCACGGTGACGACACCGGGTGCGACACCCACTCCGACACCCACTCCGACGGCGACACCTACTCCGACACCTACTCCGACGGCGACACCTACTCCGACACCTACTCCGACACCTACTCCGACGCGTACGCCGACTCCAACGTCTAAGTTGAAGATCGGTAAGTTAAATCTGTACCCTGGATCAGGTGAACCAAATAACGGTGCCGCTCTGATCAGCACGCTCGGAGTTAATTACGTTACTATCCCAGTACATGCCAGTATCCCGACACAAACTTCGACCACGATTAATTGGTTGAATAACAATAATAATCCGACCATCGTCGGCGGCTATCTGGATACAGTCGTGTCCGCATATCAGAAAGCCGGATTGAAAGTTATATTGGAATTACAATGTGATTGTGCGGATGGCACGATCAGATCACAGTTCTTTCCCTCGAATGCTGTGACGTTCCTGACGAATTTGCGTACATTGGCGACCACCTTCGCTACCAATGCGACTCGTCTGAATTGCAATGCGATCAGCATAGCACCACAATTATTCCCCTGGCAGAATACAGGGGATAATCCAGCTACATATCAAACGTATTGGAATAATATCTACACGGCTACAAAAGCGGTATTTGCCGGATATGTGCTGTATGTAGCATCGCCTGCCAATGTCGGTCCGGTCGCTGCAACAACGTCGATGGATTGGACCAACGCCTGGGACGCCATTGGCGTATCAATCAGTCCATCGATCGGTACGGAAATAAGCGCGGCAACAATTCAAGGACATTGGCAGACCGCCAACGATACCACTGCGAATTATAATACTCCGGTGTTCGGTACATCCGGCTGGATGACAACGTTATATAACGCTTGGAAAACTTCCGGCAAAAAACTCTATATCGAAACTGGATTTGCAGCATGACCTCAGCATCAGGAACTACAATCGCCGCTGGCTCCAATGCGCTCATTACGGACGCAAATGGTAATACCTGGGGTATCAATTCATCTGGACAAATTGTAATCAATTCAGTTGTTGATACAACGACGGCAATAGTTACTTTGTTGTTATATTATAATGGATTAGTATATCAAGAAAATTCGGCTAATTTGTGGTGGTATAAAACGAGCCCGAGTGCAGCATGGGTACCCGTTACTCAACCGACTGTTACCACGACTCCAACTCCGACACCAACGCCAATTGCAACCACGACATCAAGAACTTGGTATAACAATCCCGGTCAGGATGGGTCGTTCTGGGTTCAGCCGTTCTATTCGTCTGCACAATGGACAACCACGGGCAGTCTGATCACCGCATTACGGTCTGCAACACCACTGATCAACCTTGTCGGTAATTATGCAACTCCGTGGGTAGTCGGTCAAGCCACCGATCCATTGGTAACAGTCACAGATGGTCACAATTCAATCCAAGTCCATATTCCATTAGGAACTCAGATTGAAACACCATTAGACGCCACGAATTCGTCAATTGGTGGTGCTGATGCGACACAGCCCTATTTGGTCTGGTCGATTTCCGGCGCGATGATGAACACGACATCGGTACAAGCAACCGGATCGGTCATTACCGGCTCGTTTGGAATGCAGATCGATGACGGTGCAGGCATGTTGATGTGCGATGCCGTTACCGGACAGCCGGGTACTAATAATTCACTTGGCGGTATTCAAGATTATGATCTGACACAAGCCAATGCAAATCCGAATTATGTCATACAGCATATGCTGTGTTATTCACTGTCTCCCAATCTGATCAACAGTACAATCGTGTGGCCACTGTTGGTAGCTGATAACAGTTTTACGAACAGCGGATCATTACCACAAGGTTTGACGATCGGCATTCCCGCATCAACACCGATGCCAAGTGGATTGAGCCGTGGCGCACAATTGTTGTGGACTAATGCACAGCAATACGGCTGGTTTTTTTACAATGTCGCCGGTAATTCTCAAATCGCTATAGATTGTTATTCTAAAAATACTGCAAACGCAGGGCTGATGAGTGATGTCGCATCGTCTTTCGCGATAATCTTGCCGTATCTGTCGATTTTGAATAATCAAACCGGCGTAGGATCGGTCAAGGGGTTTGTGACGGGTGCGACCGCATCATTCGCCACCCCGCCGTTGCTTGATCTGTCACCAACCCAAGGTCTTGAAATTGCACCGGCTTCCTTCGGAGCATGGTACCCAAGCAATTTTGCGCCGACCAGCATTTATAAAAATATTCCGGTTGGCTATAATGTCACCCCGGCAACAGCCGTAACTACCATTGTTGTTACTTCTGTTACATTGAGTAATAATACATTGCCGACGACTTCGGCAAGTGGTTCGACTGTTGGAACTATTACGGTCACGACGAATACAGGATCATTTGTTGGGTCGTTGACACTATCTGGCACGGGTGCGTCTTATTTTGCCATCAGCGGCAACAAATTAGTGACGGTTGGCACTGTTCCGGCTGGCACATATGCTTTGTCAATCACGGCAACACCGACCGAGCCGGTTATCACACCGGCTCCTACAACCAGTCCGACACCGACAAACACACCAACACCGACTCCGACAAACACACCAACACCGACTCCGACAAACACACCAACACCGTCGCCTACGTCTACCCCAATTCCAACCAGCAATCTGACATTACAGTCCGCATTTTGGGCTGCGATGATCGCAGAATTGACGGCATTTGAAGCGAATTTGCTAGGAGTAGCTGTCAATGCGGCTGATCCGCAAGGATTGAGTGGTCAACCGGATGTCGGAGTTATTAATACTCCGTCCGCCAGTTTGATCAATGGTTTCTTCGGGAGTTTTAATTAATGTCTAATGTATCCGTAATGGTAGCAAATGCAATTCAACTCGCCGTCAAATATTACGGTGATGCGACCGCATTCGTGTCGATCCTAAAGGCTAATCAGATGACTGATTATTTTATTAATGAGCCGGTTATCGCGACTACATTAGCTGACGCAGTAGCGGGTGATAATACATTGGTATTATCACCGATTGACGGTATCGATCTCGAAGATATTGTCTATTGTACCGGTATCAATACATTAGCTGTTGTAACATCAGTGACACAGAATTATCAAGACCCTACCGGAACACCGTTTGCATATTGTAAAGTATTCACTGATCCAATGCGAGTATTGCCAAATATGGGGACGTGGTTGTCTACAACCGTAACCATTTCACCGACTCTCGATAATGATATTGTCACTGGTAGTAATGTGACGTTTGTTGTCGGACAAGGACAGAAATTAATACTGCCGCCACAACCACCAGCTAGTCAAAATGGCTTACCATCGTAAGGTGTCCTAAATAATGTCAGAAATTAAGGACATGATCGATGGCTTCTAACGATGCTGCGAACGAAGCAACGCAAGGGCGGGTATGGAAGCCGCGATTACAGGTATTCATTGGTTCTGGCGGTATGTTGAATGTCGGAGCGCAACCGACAACGCAGATATCGTTTCCGATATCGGCTAATTGCATTCGATCTAATTTTTTCGCGGCTGATCGTTTCAAGATTGTCTGTTCGTTATATGCTGATTCGACACAATCAGATGATTTCTGGTCTGAATTTACTGATATGAATGTAGCCGTATTGATTGGATTCGAAAGTACGACGGCTGGTAGTGCAGCGGGAACAATGGTAGTTCCTTATACTCAAATCTTTCGTGGTGTCGCGGACAAAATCGAATTCGATCTGATCAAAGGCACCGTATCCGTCACCGGTCGTAATTTCGCAGCATTGATGATTGATTCCACTTTACAATCGTTTGATCTCAATACGCCGATGACAGATGTAATCAATACTATTGCGACACGTCATGGATTGACAACAGATTTACCGGGCGTGCCTGCCGGACAAACCTACGGATCGATGGTCGGAGGCGACAAAGGCGGAGGTCAATTGGGCTTCCAAACCAATAAAATCGGGGAATGGGAGTTATTAACCACTTATGCGGCGTTTTTGGGTAATGTGGTGTATGAACTCAATGGAGTATTATACTTCGTTCCATCAAATGCGACAAATGCGACAAATACGACCGGTGCTGGATTTGGCGGTGGAAATACATGGTATTGTCAAGCACCAAATCCAGTATTCAATGCGGTTCCCGGTGCTGCGACCGGACAAGGAGCCGGTGGTGTCACGACATTAGGTGATAGTAATGCAACGAGTCTGAAAGTCACACATGACTATCAGTTTAGTCAATATGCACAAACTACTGCTGTACTGCATAATCATCATAAACCGGAAACGATTTTGTACAAATATCCGGCTGATGAAGATTTACCTGCTGACTTACCGATTAAACGTTTTTATTTTGAAACCCAAAATAAAACTGATGATGATATGACTATGCTGATTCAAAACTATCATAATGTCATGAATTATCGGGAATGGTTATTGGAATGGAAATTCGTCGGTCCTGACATGTTACAAGCAAATATCGTTGATGTTGTTGAAGTATCCGGTACAAATAGTCAAGTTGATGGTGAATATTCTATTGCGTCGATCGAATGGGACATTAGTTTCTCACGTGGTTTCACACAAACTATAAAAGGTGTGTGGGGGAGAACTACGTAATGGGTTTCTATATGGACGACATCGTCAATATGATCAAGCTGCATTCTGGTAAACAGGATCAGACCTATGGTTTCGCCCGACACGTCAAAATCAAGGAATATGATCCAACCACCGGACGTGTGAAATGCGCCCATTTCGATCCGACAACTCAAGATTTCACTATCATGACGAATTGGATGCCGTGGGTTACACCAACCAATGGTCAAGGTCTTGATGTCGATGCCGGTACCGGAATATTGTGGGGACAAGTATTCACACCATGTATCGACGAATTCGCTTTCATGCTGCCGATACAAGGCGATCATGATAACGGTATTGTATTGGGTGGTATCTATACTGATACGCGACCACCGCCGCAAGCCAACGGCTCTTATGCACAAGCCGGTGAATGGCTGTATGTCAATAACACCGGCACCTACATGTACTTCGATAATAAAGGCAATCTGAACATCTACACTGATAATAATCTGAATGTGCAGGTGCAAGGCAATGCCAATATCACGGTTGTCGGTGATGTCAATCTAACAGTCGGAGGAAATGTCGTTGAGAATGTCGATGGTAATGTTACGAGTACGATAGGCGGTAACATGACCGTTGCGGTTGACGGATCGATGACCGCTACGATCGGCGGGTCAATGACCGCCAATGTGGACGGATCGATGACTGCCGATATCGGAGGATCATTAACGGCGACCACATTAGGAACTGGCACCATTCAATCGGTTGGCAATTTGGTATTGCAAAGTAACGGCAGTATCATAATGAATGCGCAAGAGATCATCAACATTCAAGGCAATTTGGGTGTTGCGATTATGAGTCCGGTGTATGCTATCAATGTCGCGCCGATTGCGCCATACACCGAAACGAGCACCATTGTCGTGCTTCCCGTCCCACCATTTGTTCCGAATATGCCGCCAACACCAGGAACTCCGTCAACACCATCGACGTCAACCGGTGCTACGAACGGTTCGGGTGGTGCAGGCACTGGTGGTGGTGGCACAGGAACCGGTACTGGTGGTGGTGGTGGTGCAGGTGGTGGTGGTGGTGGTGGTGGTGCAGGTGGTGGTGGTGGTGGCACAGGAACCGTTACTGGTACCCCAGGCAATCCGATCGTTGTTACTGCGATCAGTTTGAGTAATTCTCAAGTACCTCCGAATTCCCCGGCTGGTACAACCGTGGGTGCCATTACTGTTGCTACAAACTCCGGTGCATTTGTCGGATCACTAGCGTTGTCCGGCACAGACGCTTCGAATTTCGTCATCACCAATAATAATCTAGTTTCGGCTACAGCTTTGCCGGAAGGCAATTATAGTATTGTTATCACTGCAACACCGACGGAACCGGTGGTCACGCCGACACCGACAGCCGCGCCATCAACCACACAAAACAATCCGCAAGTCACGGCATTGACTTCAAACAGCGCAACCGTAGGATTTACCGATCCGAATGCCTGACATTTATTCATTTGGGATTAAACTTCCCACTGCAACCACTTATACCATTGTCGTTTCTGGATTGACGACACCGGCATATACATTCACAGGGTTGTTGCCAGGAACTCTGTATTATTGGGAAGGATATATTACTACGTCTGCGGGAGTGACTACGGTCGCTGCAAGCGGTGAATTCTTCACGGTGCCAGTCATCACCCCAGCGCCAACCACACCGACTCCTACTCCGACTGGCACGCCAACTCCCACTTCGACTCCTACTCCCACTTCGACTCCTACTCCGACTGGCACACCTACGCCAACACCAACCAGCACACCTACGCCAACACCTACACCAACCCCAATCGCGGTTAATGCGATTGTTTTGAGCAGTACTCAATTTCCAAGCAATTCGGCAAGCGGTACTACTGTTGCAACAATTACAGTCACTACTAATACCGGAGCGTTTATCGGCTCATTGACATTAGGCGGTAGCGGCGCGTCATATTTTGCCATCAACGGTAACAAATTAGTGACAACCGGCATAGTACCGGCTGGTAGTTATCCGATCACAATCACAGCAACACCAACACAACCGACACCTAGTCCAACACCCACGCCGACTCCAACACCTACTCGGACTCCAACACCGACTCCAACACCGACTCCAACACCTACCAGCACACCGACACCGACTAGTCCGCCAGGGACGTTCACACCATCACCATCAGGTACGTATTTTACCACAATCGGTCCGACATTAACGAACTCAGTAGGTCAAGTGTATGCGTTTGCAGCCGGAACGGTTAATCCTACACCCACGCCGACTCCTACTACAACACCACTGGCAATAACCGGTATTGCATTATCAAACAACACGATATCCGGCGGATCAGCCAGTGGTAGTCTGATTGGTACGATCACCGTGACACAAAATACCGGATCATTTAACGGTACTTTGTCGATCGGCGGCACGAATGCGTCATCGTTTAAACTAAGTGGTTACAATCTTGTTACAAATGGAGTTCTTAGTGCCGGATCATATGCGATCAGCATCACGGCAAACACCGGTTCTGTAGCGCCGACCCCGACCCCGACGGTCACGCCGACTCCTACTCCGACATCCACATCAACGCCGACACCAACATCCACACCGACACCAACCGTTTCAAAAATAACACTTAACAACGCATCTGTTGCCGCTGGAGCAGCCAGTGGAACCGTGGTCGGAAATATTTCCGTATTACAAACAAGCGGCACGTTCGGTGGAACACTTGCATTGTCGGGAGCGGGTGCGTCAGCGTTTACATTAAAAGGTTATGAATTAGTGACGAATGGCGTCATTGGAGCGGGAAATTACCAAATTATTATTACAGCAAATCCATAGGAGAATGACATGGAAATTACAGTTAACGGTGTGGTTGATATGACCGCAGCCGATCCGATTGAATTAGCATATGTCGCCGGATATGTTTATTATATGAATAGCACAACCTCGTGGTATTCTAAGATCAAAGCCAGCGATCCGTGGGTGCTGGTGACTGATCCATTTATCGCTCCCGGTGGGATTGTTGGAGCGCAAGCAGTCGCGTAACTCGCATTTCGGTGAACTACCGCGACCCTAAAGAGGTCGCGGCTTTCTGGCGCAAGCCGGTAAATACTGAAATCGGGAGACGTAATCGTTGAATATCAGTAAAGGTGTTTTTAGGCGGTACCAGATACCGCCGCTTCGCCGTCATAAAACGCCAGTTTTAGCGATTTCAGCGACCGCAACGGCGAATATCGGCGTTTCTGCGAATATAACAGCGGCTGAAACCGATTCTGCGACTATAGTCGCCAATATCGGTCCGCTTGTCGCAACTGTCGCCGCCGCATCGATTAATACTGCTACGGTAGTCGCACATATCAGCGCTTTAACAGCGAATGTTAATGAAACTGAAACCGATACAGCAACTGCAACAGCAGGTATCAGCCTAGCCGCAACAGCTACCGTCACATCAAACCAAACCGCAACTGCAACAGCAAATATCAGTCTGAAGCTTCTCGGAGTAGGAGCAATCAATCTGGTCGGTGCCGCTGGATTAGCGGTATCCGCAGCAGCCGTCATCAACGAAAGCGAAACGGCGACAGTCACTACATCATTCGCATTGCAAACCGCCAGTACATTTGTCGCCGCACTCAATGCCGCAGCGACATCAGGTTTGAGTTTGACGGCAACCGGCACGATCACCGTACCGGTACAAATGGCTGCTAACGGCATCTTCCATCTCAGTCCGGCAATCGTCATTTATGTGCCGCAACAATCTTATTGTAGCGCCGTCGCAACTATCGGATTGTCCGGGAACATCAATGCGAATGTGCTAGCGATCATTCCGCTTGCACCAATCACGACACCTGTAACGTTTGCAGAACAGCCTGTACAAAGCCCGTACACGGCGTCTACACTGTTCGATGTGCAAACCCCCTCAGATGATGCTGGAACGGCGCTAGCGTGTCCCTGGGGGCTGGCATGGGCGGCTGGTATCATGTTGTTCACGCAACGTGATCGCGGCACGTTGACATCTGTTTCCCGAGTCGGTATCAAAACCACAATCGGTGTTCCTAACGTTTCGACAACCGGCGGCGACGGCGGATTGATGGGTCTCGCTGTCGATCCGAATTATTCAACCAATAATTATATCTATATGGCACAGACCGTCCGCTACACTGGCAGCTATACGACCAACGGTAATGCGGTAGTGCGTTATGTGTATACAAATAATACTCTCAGTTCCCCCACAGTTCTTATCAATTGGGATTCGAATACGACATTGAACGGCGGGTATATCAAATTCGGACCAGATGGTTATCTGTATATCACGACCGGAGTGGCTGGCACCGACAGCAATGCACAGAACTTACGATCTAACAATGGTAAAATCCTCCGAATTGCGTCTGACGGATCAATTCCGACAACAAATCCATTCGGAACCGCAATCTATGCGTTCGGTTTCAGAAATCCACTGGGATTATGTTGGCAGATGAATCGGTTATGGGCGACCGATTGGGGTAAACAAGGGTATGATGATATCAATCTCGTTAAACCCGGCGGCGATTATGGCTATCCGATCGCCACGGGAAACACTGCGACCACGGATATGTACGGACTCACAACGACCCCACCGGCTTTGAGCAGTGGACCACACGACACATGGTCGCCATGCGGATTGACCTTTTTCAATCAGTCGATTTATTTTGGCTGTTTGGGCGGAACCGGCGCGACCGCGCATGGTCAACAAGCGTTAGGTAAATCTTCCGTAGTTGGTAACACTTTGCAAGGAAAAATGAATTATTTTGTCAATCAATACGGCAGGATTCGCACGATTGAACTCGGACCGGACGGCATGATGTATTTTACTACTAGCAATAATGACGGGATCGGGAATGGGGTGGACGGGGTCTATCGTATTACACCGCCGTAATTACGGTAAATACCGTATAATTTTGGCTGATTCTAATGACCCCATTCATTTTGACGATTTTGCACGGTTTTATCGCGAATTTTGGAGGACTTGCGGCATTAATTGCAGCAGTTGCCAGTCTGCGCAGCCATAAAGAAATTCATCAGGTTAAAATTTCGGTCAACGGACGTGTGACTGAATTGCTCGAAGCGGTTGCCTCTGAGAAAAGAATCGCATTACAGATCGCTTTGAATATGGTTAAAGACCCGCATGAACGGGAAGCCATCCGTAAAATGATCAAAGACGATTAGCAATCTACATTTTGTAGAAGTCGTTTCGCTAATTTCTTTGAAATAATGTGTTGCATAGCAGAAATGGCGTCTCTGAGCCGTTGCCTTACCAACCGTAATTTGGTTTTTATGGCGTCTGTTTCATGTTGATCCATATAATCCTCCGGAATTAGTAATGGAGTACGTTGAGGATAGCGGACTCAATATCAGTTCGACCATTGGCGGTGGTCACTGAAAAATACACATAATAACTAGTGCCGGGTTGTCCGCCGCCGATGAAAGATGAAATGATGATTTCACCTGATTCGATGGTCATTACCGGCGCACTGATGGTCAAATCACTGCTATTCGCTGTGATCGAAAACGACACGATCGAATCGCCGGGTTGCAGCCACGCTGACCAATTCAATCCATAATCAAGAACTGAATTGACGCTTTTGGCAGGCAACAAAATGGGAACAGATAGGGTCATTTAATTATTTACCGAAATTATACGAATTTCGAAATTTAAGGATTTAATGCGGCTTTTAGCACAAATTTCGATTGAAGCCAACCAAAGAACAAGCCGAAGTGCTTGAATCCTGGTGTTCTATATGGACAGATAGAGAACAGATAGAGAACCTGGGTTATATGCTGTTGGCTATGATATTCCAGATCGTTCCATTATACATTAGGGTTGCACCTGCGTAGGCTGTATTAAGCACAAGCGTTGCAGCACCATCGATATTCCCTGCTGCGGGGGTGATGGTAATGTTGTATGTATTAGCATTCCCGGCACCATCTTTAATCGTTACAGTTTGACCGGTTGGGGGAGATGTCATAAGGGTTATGGCTGTATTGGCAGGTGTAGTTTTGTTAACAACAATAACATTATCGCTAACTAATTGAATTATGGTTCCGGAAGCGGTGACGATGCGTGGAACTGGCAGAGACATCCTAGATGATGAACTTAATGTCCACGTGTTGGGATTAGTTGTTACTAATTGACAATTTTGTGGGCCTGTGACGACAAGACCATACTGCGGATCACCTGTTAACGTCACATTAGCCGCAGGCGCAAATGTCGCAGTTACCCCTGCTTCAATAAAGAAGGGAAGTATCTGATACTGACCAAAATAGATGGTATTAGACCAAGGTATCGTTATGGTGCAGGTGCCATTAACTAAGATAGGTCCAGGGGCAGCCGCGTGCTGCGCACTTAACGTTGTATTGGACCCAATCGCCGCCCAACGACTATCAGTCGTTGATGCTTGATAGATAGTCCCATAAAGTGTTGATACAAGTTGTACACTACCAGCGGCTCTATTAGTATTTCCATAACCAACAGATAGCAAAGAGTTGCTAGAACTAATTATTGGAGCATTTCCGGAGTACCCGTTTCCAGGCCCTTTTGAATTAATAATAGATGACCTGGAAGCGAACGACAAATGGTTGATTAACCCACCGGTTGGATTGCCCCCATTTTCAAAACATTCACATTGATTAAGGCACAGATTGCCATCATGGGCGATACGGGCTGCATTACCAGAATTTGCTACGTTGGTTTCAAGGTGACAATTTGTGAGATAAAGTGATCCCATAAAATCACCACCATAGGCTGCATTAAGATAATATACCATATTAACAACATTGTAGTCTATGGAGCAGTTGAAAAAGTTGAAATCCATAGCACTTGGATTCCCACTACCTGCCGAGGGGTTTGTCTGAGTGATGATGTAAACACCATAATTATTACCCGAGATACAACAACCATCCCACATCATTTTCTCAAAGCTATTCGTAGTAGGTTGTTTTACAACTACCCCCTTGTTATTTCCTTGAAAAAGACAATCACGAAAGGTGATAATATAGTTTCCACCGATGACATTATCCCAATCAGTTGAAAGATCAAAGTTCTGAATGTTTATTCCTGTATAGGTAACTACAGCATTGGCATAGAACAATATTCCAACAGAGCCACTTGTATAGATGTTAGTGTAAGGAACTCCACCACTGTTGGCAATGATACTTCCGCCCCATTGATATCCTGAGTCATTGCCGCATAAACTTAAATCTGATATCGGGCCTTTGGATGAATTCTGATTATAAATCGTAACACCTGGACTGGTACAAGTGCAGAAGCAACTCCTGCTGATGCAGTATCACAATTATTAGTTAATCCAACATTAACGGTTGAATAACCACTGGTTGAATTAGTTAAGGTTTTCCAAAAATTATATCTTCCAGCGTAGTAACCAGAAAGAACATCTCCATCTCCAAGAGAAACTACAGGTGATGTTCCGGGTGCATTAGTTCCATAATCTAAAGTACCAAGCATCTGATAATTGATGCTTTTACCTACGGTTGGGGTAAAACCAGACGTCAAATATTTACCGGCAGGAACCATGAGCGTCCCGCCACTCGGCGTCGCGTTGTAGGCTGCTTGCCACGCAGCGGTATCATCCGTGGTGCCATCCATGACAGCACCATAATCTTTAAGATTGATCGCATCAGCGAACCGATTGGCTAACGTCCTGGCAGTCGTTGACCCTGTAGATACGACAGGAAGATTCGATTCAACCGTAGGGGATATAACATTATAAGTCATAAAATGCACCAGTTTTGAGAGATTGAGTGCCCATGCAGCACATTCAGGCCATCCGCAAATCGATTAGCTAGCGTCCTGGCAGTCGTTGACCCCGTCGAGGTAACAAGACCACTAACCGTGCTGGCTGAGTTCGAAATGTTATAAGTCATAATATGTTCCACCCACTGCCATTATACACCAACGTGACACTGGCATAATTGTTGTTCATTACTATACTACTACTCCCGTCAATCGTCCCGGAAGCCGGTACAATGGTGATATTATAAGAGGATGCGTTGCCTGCCCCGTCCTTAACCTGTAACATCTGTCCGGTGGCAGGGGATGACAGTAAATTCACGGTCGTGACCGCAGGCGTCGCTTTGTTGACGATGATGATCTGATCAGAAGCAGATTGCGTTACATTACCGGATGCAGTCACAATTCTAAGCATGCAAAACAACGGCGCATACGTTGCTGTCGCATTGACAATCGTCAAATAATTACTAAGGTTTAACTGACTGCCGATATTGGCAATCGCATTGTTGACAAACGCCGTAGACGCAATCGTCGTACTGTTGTCATTCAACGGCGCAGTCGTGACCTGACTGACCCCGGATAATACCAATGAGCCAATCGTTGCCGAAGTTGTGACATTAATCGATCCGAATAACGCATTGTTAGTAACCAACAATTGCGTACCTCTGCCGGTCAATTGTAACGGCTTTTGACTGATCGTTTCGAGATAATTCGCCTGTGAATATATCGGCATCAGAGGATCGACCAACCCGTGCCATTATAGAACAAATCTATCGATGCATAATTGTTATTCAATACCACACTACTCGCACCATCAATCAAATCAGTACCGAATGCCACGATAGTAATGTTATGCGTAGCCGCATCGCCTGTGGCATCTTTGATCACCAATCGTTGCGATAATGGAAGACCCGGCAACTGAATGGTCGTGGCAGAACCGACAGTTTTATTCACAATTATGATGAAATCAAACCGGCTGACATAATATGTCGATCCACTCTGAATTACACGCGGGGCAACCTGAAATCCACCCTGCAAAGCGAAATTCTGCGTGACGTTGAAATCCGCATCAAAAAATACCATCTTACCCTAATTCCTCGACAATGATGTAAGCATCCGTCGTCAAAGATGCTGATGGCGCAGTTTCAAGCCCGATAATCAGATTCTGCGAAATCGAGAAACTTGGTCGATATTCGGGTGCCGGAACCCAAATCAAACCATTCAAAACATTCCAGGCTAATGGAAACAAATATGATGTGGAACCGGATGTCGTCGCCCGTGTGGTTGCGTCAGACACACGGGCTGTAATCGTTGATGCCGCATCAGTCGAAAGAAATGGTAACGGCGTGAACGATGATCCACCCGTCCCGTTAGAAACCGTCGCGGTCATCCGCTTGATTGAAACGGTTAATTCTTGTACAGCGGTTTGTGATACCGCATTGATTTCCAATTGATGCAATTTAAACATCATTCCGGAAGTGGCTGCAACATTGAATAGATCAGCAGTAGCCGTAAACGAAGTGCCTTGAATATTGATTGTGTAAAAACGGCTCATTTGATCAATCCCTTAAACGACACTTATTTGGAGCCGAAACGAGGAAATTGTGACATTCGTTCCTGTCGTAATCGTGGTCGTTCCGAGAATAATATCGGTGCCGCTTGTTCCTACCGTGAAATCGGCAATCGCCGTAATGGTAGACGCACCGACATAATCAAACGTCGCCGTTCCATCGATCGTTCCATAAGTGGTTCCCGTCAGAGTCGAGGATGCCGAAGTCGTGCCGGATGCGGTGCAAACCCACAAATTCGACGATGCCGTTACTAATGCACCACGTGTATAGGCGGTTGTGTTGGCACGCGCCGTCGGTGTGGCAAACGTTGCACGCGCATAACCAGCCGTTCCCGAATTAGACGGCGATGCCGAAGACGACACAAACGATGCAGTCAAGTAATCATAGCCACCAGATGTCGTCGGCACACCAGTAAACCCAGGCGTAGCAAACGTCCACGTCGCTAACACAGTACCAGATGCCGCAGTCTCAGGTGTCGCTGGGATCGATCCAGTATACAAATTCAAAGTCGCACCACCATATAAAAGACAATGCTGCACAATCGATAATGTGCCGGGTGCCGTGGCTAGATTCATGATAACAATCCCTGTGGAAGATGCTATTATTTAGTGCAACAATAAATTTGTCCGCAGACTAAATAATCTGACAGTATTTAGCACCATGAAAGTACGTGATGACTGATTTTCGTCATATGTTCCGTTGCATCGGAACCGCCTATTTCGAATTAAATCACAAACAACAGGCGGTTGATGTCTATCAATTGCGTGAGGATTCACCGTTGTTAGTGTGTAATCGTTGCGGTAAGGTCAAACATCTATCCGAATTTAAAAAATTGCGGCATATGCGCAGACAACCATGTAAAGTGTGTGTATCGGAAGCGACATTGCGATGGTATTATCTCAATAAAAATCGCCAAGCAAAACGGATGCGCGCATATCATCGCAAGCATAGTCGTGCGGTCGTAAATTCCCATCGCCGCGATCCATCATCAGGTCAATATTACTGTCCGATGTGTAGAAAAATGAAGCGGATTGAAGAATTCTATCGCAATAAAGCCGCACCCTCCGGAAGATCATCCTATTGTGCCGAATGCATTCGGCAGCAACGTGGCACCGTAGCCATTCGCGAAAAACGTGTTGTTGTTGACGGACATCTAAATTGCACCCGCTGTAAGAAAATCATGCCGCTATCGGCATTCCATATCGATCGCTCGCGCATGTCGGGTTACGGTATCTATTGTCGAAATTGTATCGTTGAAAAAAGGTGATTGCGTCGTGAAACTGTATCAATGGTGGGACAGTCTGGTGTTTTGGTATTACCAGAAAATGTTGGCACAAGCTTCCAGAAATGATAATCGGCTGATGGCGCAATATTGGATAGAAAAAATGGAAAGCAGATCATGGAAATCGACAGATTAGAAAATATCGATCGCGCTTTGGAATTGCTATCAGCAGCGAGATTGTGTTCAGATGAATATGAACAAACCAAACTGATTGATCGCGCGATCACGCATATCAAACTACAGAACATCAATGTCGGACAACTCATTACTGTCATCGACAATTGCATCGTTCATATCAATGACAATATCAGTATCTACGAAGGATTAGAACGAATCGCTGGTCGTTATAAATAAGTTCAGATGAACGTGGCTGCGGACATCACGGGAATTGGATTGATAACCCTCACCGGTTAGTCTCTCCCAATAAACCCTCTGATTGCAGCCACAATCAGAGGGTTTTCTTTTGTGGTTTGTCCCTCATGCCAGTGAACCGCATCACCTCTCAGGGCTATCTGAGAGAAATTGAAGTACGAGTTGGCACCGATCCATTCGGCATCATCGTAATAGATTTCAAACAAGCAGCAAACGCCGTGCCTAATATCCATGGGAGAATCCTACGCCCCCGCTCCTTCTGACGGTCTGAGACGGATCTAAGAAATAAACCATCGATTATAGCCTGTCTATGACTTGCGGTGTATTCCGTGCTGGCGTCCTCGCCCTCCGATATTGGGTAGATGGTATTAAACGTGGATTGTAATTCGTCTTGCCAGATTCCCTTTGTCACAGAAAGGCTTTTCTTTCTGCTGGCTGGCTAAGGGGGGATCGGGCTTGTCTTGAGTACAGAGATACTACTAATAGTAAGATTTTAACAGAATAGACACAAGATATAGACATGACACGGCAGACGAGTAAGGCACAATTCACACACTACAAACAAAAATATAGCAAGCGGAAAGGCAGTCATGGTCCAGCAGGCGATTGCGTCAGTCTGGTGACCGGCGAAGTAATGTCAGCTAACCCGCGTGAACGCAAAATGTTTCCGAAACCGATGCTGATCTATGACGCGTATATCCAATCTAAAGCATGGCAACAGACGCGCCAGCGTTATCTCGACAGCGGACAGCCGATAGATTGCCGCGTATGTGGAAAAGCATGGTTCAGCGGAATGCATTTCCACCACATGACATATGAACGGCTGGGCGACGAACGATTGTCCGATATCGTGCCGGTATGCGAAAACTGTCACACAATGATCCACCGGTTGCAACGAGAGTTTCCGTATCTCGGCAGCTTTTCGATCGTACAACTGGCAGCCACCCGAATCCAAGAACGAAAACTTCGAAATAAATACACACATGTCAGATCATATCAGTTCCTTCAATCCACATCGTGACGATGATCAGCACCAATTAAATCGAATCGAACAGATTCTCCGAGACATTTTAGTGCAACTCAAACTCAACCGATTCATTGATTATCACGAATTCAAGTATGGGGAATGGGAAACCTATCATTCCAATATTTTGTCCGAATTATTGCAAGACGAAGATTAAATGTACCTTCTGGTCACCATAATATTCAATCTGTCGATCGTGTACTGCCCGCAATGTGCCAATGTACTACTGCCGCATCTGTGCGCTGCCGGATAATTCCTAATGCAAAACTTCAAAGAAATCCTGGACAATATCGACGTCAACCCATTGTTGAAACAATTGTCCGAACATCAGGAATTATGGGATACCAATTCCGCCTGGACACGAGATAAAGATGCATCCTCGGTCACTAAAACGATCGAGAATATCACATTACGGATGAATCAATCACCCGATTGGAATAAACCCGCGTTCAATGTTCTCAACGCCGCAATCCCGATCACTTTCGATCTGATGCGGGCTGTTCCCGGTGAATTGCTCGGCAAAGTGGTCATTCTGAGACTCAAGCCGGGTGCAGTCGTCAAACCACATCGTGATACTATGCCCGCAGGATGCGAACGCGTTTATGAACGCTACCAAGTACCGCTGCAATGCGATCCAACGGTCAAATTCAACTGCGGAGAAGATTCGGAATATCTGCCACCGGGGAAAGCGTTCTGGTTCGAATCGAGGAATGTCCATAGCATGATCAATACGTCAAATACGGACAGAATATCCATTTTGATCGACATCAAGCCATTTGTCCCGCATGGATCAATCCAAACCGCGCCGAAACACGGTTTTGGATTTGGATTTGGATTTGCAAGTTAGATAATCATGTCCGTGACTCCTTGGGAAGTTTACCTTTCGATAAAAACAATGTAGGCGACAATCGCCTAATCTGTCCAATCACGTATCCGTTTGCACAATCGTCTCAGAAGCCCGTACACGCCGTATCAACATCAAATGCTACTATCTGGCATTAAAATATCTCAACGGCGTGTACAAGCGTCTGGTGCCGGTTATTCAGTGTGTTTTCGCCCCCATACAAAACGAACCGCAACATCATATTCCAATTGCGCTAATGCAAGCCGTTGGACAGACTCGTTACGCATCCGGCGAATACGTTCGATCGCCGCTTCCAAATCCGCCTCTGTCCACGATAACAATTGACGCATCCTACGCGCCGTCATGGGCATCAAGCCCGCACGACCGACATGCGGGTCACCGGGATACAACTCCATCTCAGATAATAGTTTGTAGACCCGCTGCCGACTCACGCCGGTTTCACGTACTAGATCCCGCACCGTCATCCGCGGATTGAGAGTTAATAATGATCTGATGCGCTCTCGCGTGTCATTCATCTTTTTTGCGAGGCGGAGACCCCGTCCTTCAGGGCGGGGAGGAAGCCTCGCCATGTGTTATAAGTTAAAAACTTGCACTCAACTGGTTTGGCGGTTTGTGTCAAACGTGTCCCGATCTTAACATGATGTAAACTAATTCTATCCTTCATATAACCACCAATATAACAAATTCCAAATTTGATATGCTTAATCAAACTACCGCGTTCAAATTGATGACTTTGCGTACTGCCATAGGATTTACGAATTCCACCACTCATCGGCTGCAAAACATGCAATTGACGCCGATGAAATCGTAATGGCGTCAAATACATCATCGCAGTATTATCCGGTTTGATGTGACCGCCGACCAACCAATTCGCCAACACCCAACTATCAACACAATGCGCCTCAAATACCTCAGCCATTTTGTTTTTAGTCTTGGATAGCCCTGAACTATCGCGCAAGTTCTTGGTTTGCCAGCCTTCCAACAAATGAACAAAGCCAATTTGTTCTAATTGGTCATAGAACCATTGTTTGCCGACTTGTAAAGGTGAGAAAGATACATCCCATTTGCGCTGTCCTTTAGTTTTGGCTTTGATGTCTTCCACCACAAACTCGGCAATGGGGATGATTTTTACCAGATGACGAATGATCCGCAATTTCCATTGCCAGCGGGCTTTGGTCGAAGGCGGAAGACCACCACGTTTGCGATTCATGCGATTTTTCCTGCAAGGTGTTTTGCGAAATCTGCGTGCTTTGCGCATATCTCTGCGAGTTGAGACGGCATCTTTGACCCAAGTGACGGCATCTGCTTGTAGGTTGAGATAGGTATGGGCTTGAGATTTGACGGTGATACCTTCCTTCTTGCTGCCAGGATCGATACCTACGGCGACAAGTTCTGACTCTTTATCAGATGGATCGAAATTTAATCGAATGCAAAAGAAGCCACGCTTCCAGAATGGTGTGGCTTTGCCGTCACGAATCCAGCGTTTGGCGCGACTGGGTGTTGTTGGCATGATTGGTTGATTTAATTGATTAACGACAAATACAAACAAAATGAGTTCTTTATAAAGTTACGATAAGTCCTCTTTCGAGGTATATACTATTCTTCGCCACTGACTGACATAGAGGTGTCGGACTAGAATGACATCTAACACGTATTTCACCCTACCATGGGTAGTCAATTCAGTTCGTCATGTGGGTCTTACCACATATTCGGCTAGTCGATTGCTTTTAATCTTGTCCTTCAAGATGTGGTGAACATTATTCGAACAAGCCCCGCCCTTCAGGGCGGGGTAATTGACGTAATCACTCCCGGTGGATCAATGACATATCGCGTCGACTCGTCATCATCAGTGAAATGATACACAGTGACATATTCATACACATCATTCGATGCATATAACGATAACGCCTTACCAGTTGCATCCGCTGTTGATATAACCCGTTGCCTACGAGTCACATCCTCCATGTCAAATTCCAGCGACTCAGAGTCAACCGTAGCGAAATCCGCCCGCGATTGCCATTCAATGTACCATCTGTCCATCCCAGCCATGCTGTTATACATCGCCTCCAAAATTTCAAGGACCGAATGTCCTTGCTTCGATAGACACACAACATAGCCTCTAGCGTTGTCATTGTCAATATCAAAAGCGAGGATAATATTAATGTTATTCGGTAAAATATCTCAAAATAGCAGTTGACTCGTTCACAACGGTATGATGCATTGGTTCGCAAACATTCGCCGTTGGTGCGTGTGACATGTGACTAACGCTTAATCTTCCCTAGCCGCAATGGCTACGATAAGGTCAGGGCAAGTTCGTCAACGTCCGCTCAAATTTAGCCGCAATGGCTACGGTTTTGGTCACCGGGCACGATTGAAAGTAGAAAATCGGCGGCTCTCCGCCAAACGTGAAGAATGCTTCGGACACCGCCGCGCGAGTGTTTGCCTTGCAGCTAATCGCCCGCCCGACAGTGATCGGGTGCAGATGCGATACTGCGCGATATAATTTTCGCGTGTCCTCGGTCAGATGGTTGGAAATAACCACTGTGACGCCGCGCGCAGCCGCCGTCTCGGCGCATGCCGCCAAATCGGCATGGTCCTCGCGGGAGAAATGCCCGACATTATAGCGGTTGAAATCGGCGGTGGACGATAGTGGCAAGTAGGGCGGGTCACAATACGCCACGTCACCCGCCTCCATGTGGCAGAAAACCTCGCGAAAATCCTGATTCGTGAACGTGCATGCAGCGATGCGGTCACGACAGGCGAGCATTGCCTCGCCAGGGAAGAACTTCGGTGTGTCATGTGCGTATGAGGCGTTGAAATGCCCCTCGCGATTATAGCGACATAACCCGTTAAAACTATGTCGATTCAAATAGATAAAGCACACCGCTCGACGCAGTTCATCGTGCTTTCCGAGATTGAATTCGTTGCGTATGGCATAGAACGCATCTGCGGTGTCGGTGTCCGAAGTGAACAGCGTAGCACATTCCGCGATGAACCCAGGCGTGTCCTGCTGTAATGCCTTGAACGGCAACAGCAAATCAGGATTCACATCATTGGCGATGCACGGCTGTCCGATGATGTTGAGCATCACCGCCCCGCTCCCCATAAACACGTCGAAAAACCGCTTACCGTTTGGAAGCACGTCCCGTATCGCATTGATTAATCTATATTTTCCGCCAGCCCATTTGAGAAACGGTTTAACATGTGCAGCAGCCATCCGTTATTTAGGGCGGCTTGCATTAGCGCTTGTGATCGGCGGACACCGGGTGCTAAGTAAGTGCGTGCCTTCACAAAGGAGCTATTATCATGATGACCGAGGACGATATGATGAACGATGCACCGGCAGAGAAGCCAAACCAGACCCAGACAGCACCGGAAGCTGATCTATCCGACGCCGACGCGGCTCATTTGAAATGGCTGCGACTGGCGGCTGACGAAGCGGATGGGGGCTTCGGAGTGGATGTGACGGGCATGGAAAAAGACAAGTTCATTCAGATGCTGCGGCAGTACTGGTGACTCGCGCGAGCATAAATAAAGGATGCCCAGAAAAACAACATTGTTGCAGGGCGATTGCCTGACGGTCATGGCATCGCTCCCCGAACAATCATTCAACACGTGCATTACCTCACCACCTTATCTAAATCTACGAGATTATGCAATCGCCGGTCAGATTGGACAGGAAGCTTCGGCTGAGGAATATATCACCAAATTGGTTGAGGTTTTTCGACAGGTTCGACGTGTCCTGCGTGATGACGGCACTTTTTGGCTAAACTTAGGCGATTGTTATGATAAAAACAAAAATCGACAACTGATACCGGCTCGCGTCGCAATAGCGTTAAAAGCTGATGGCTGGTGTTTGCGAGATGAAATCATTTGGCACAAGCCACGAACGACACCGACGCCGGTTAAAGATCGTACCTGCGCTGCGCATGAATTCATCTACATGTTTACTAAGCAGCCAAAGAACTATTATTACGATTATCTCGCCATCGAGGAACCGGCGAAATATGCCGGTGCCATCAAAGACTTTTCCGCTGGAACACAAAAGAATGTTGGGAACGTCTCAAAAGCACCGGGTGGCACGGCGCGTGTCATTGTTGTGCGTGACACCAAGCGCAAACGATCGGTCTGGTCGGTGTCGCCGGAACCGCTTAAGGTAAAGCATTTCGGATCATTCCCCACAAAACTGATCGAACCATGCGTCCTTGCTGGCTGTCCGGAGGATGGTGCCGTGCTTGATCCGTTCGGGGGCACCGGGACCACCGGACTGGTGGCACAGCGCAATCGCCGCAACGCTACGTTAATCGAGTTGAATCCCGAGTATTTACAATTTGCAAGAGAGCGTTTGAATATTTTTGATTGACGTGTCCCGTCAGCCAACGATACCAGCACCAGCCGGTCCGGACGGTCCGATCGGACCGGCTGCGGACGCAGATCGTGCATGGCTTGTGGCAGCAGCGGCAGCCGGTCGTGCCGCAATGCAAGATGTTGATGCTGCGCTCAAGGCGGGGACGATTGTCGATATTACCCATCTGACCCCCGAGCAAATGGTCAAGTTGCTGATCTCGTAGATAAATACGGGACAGCACTACGATTGATGGTGGGTCTACGCTGGTATTGAATAATAATTATGCTAGCGTAGATTTGTGCTTTAGCGGTTTGAATTGGTGCATTTTATGACTTATAATGTTATATCCCCTACGGTTGAATCGAATCTTCGCACTCAATCTCTCAAAACGTGTTGAAACGAGATGCCAACTCCAAGATTTGATGGTTCAAAACCCGGTCCAGGTCGTCCAAAAGGCTCTGCTGAGAAGTTTCGTTTCAATGCTGCCAAGCTATGGGCGGCATTGCAAGCGCAAGACTATGATCCAATTGTTGAATCAATTGCTATCGCTCGTGATCCAACATGTCCGCACGTCGTTAAATTCAGAATTAATGAAATGTTTCTGAAACTAATAGTTCCGAAACCGATTGATCATAATCATCAAGAACATCATGGTAATATCAATATCAGTTGGAATGTCGCCGCACCGCAGCTTCCCGAGGAACATACCGTCTCATATACCGTCATAGAACCGGAGTCAACCCCTGTTATCGCCAATGATGACGAGAGTGACCGTTGACAACACCGTCTACATAGCGTATATACCAAGCGTCAAGAAACCCGCCAGCCGGGGGGCTGACGGGTCTCGGCATTGTGCTTCGTCTCCGCTGCACTCGAATGTCTGTTTTTCGTAGCCGATTACGGCTGCGTGCTTGACCCTGATCGCCCATGATGCTAGTTTTCGTAGTTTGAGCAGCCATTACGGCTGCTCAAACTGGCCGATCCGGCTGATTACGCCCGTTTCATCGACGCTAGCCATTCGCCAAGCGTTTCCAATACATATGCCTGCTCCGCCGCTGAGAATTGCGGGAAATCACTGTCGAGCGCGTCACCGTCGCAGTCAACCGCGTCGTCATAAATGTCGATGATGCTCTGCGCCGAGGTCCAATCCGCGAGCACGACATCCTCATCGTCATTGTGCATGTTCATGCGCTCGTTTTCTTGCACCGCCTCGATCATTTCATCGACGAACAGATCGGCGCTGTGCATCGGATTCACCGAATGATGATACGCGAACGGGGTACCGCGAATGATAGATTCCGCCAGTTTGCGTGCGAGCGTGCTGCTCAAACTGGGGTCTTCGGCGCGCAATTGATCAGCATATGCGGGAATGGTATGTAGGGACATGTGAAACTCCGTCAGATGTAACGATCGAACGCTTTGCTTGGACCGAATGTCCTTGCTTCGATAGACATAACATAGCCGCTAGCGTTGTCGTTGTCAATATCAAAAGCGAGGATAACATTAATGTTATTCGGTAAAATATCTCAAAATAGCTGTTGACAACGACAACGCTAGAGGCTATGTTGTGTTTATCGAAAACGCCTAAGGGACAAAGCCAATGACTGATCTGCTTACCGATCCGCGTCTTGCCAGCCTCACGCACTTCATGCGTATGCAGCGTGACGGCGGCGTGTATCAATCCCATAGCCCTGGCGACATAGCAGCGGGGGGTGTGCAGGGGCTATACAAGCACATCATGAGCAGGCGGCGGCGGCGTGAGCCGATCCCAGCAGGTTACCCGATCACAGTGACCATCGTCGAGGAGCTACATCCCGGCGGCTGGGCACCCTGGACCAGAGCAATTGTCACCGCCGAGTTCGGGGTGTGGTTCGGTCGGGAATCGGTGTGATGTCGGTCTGCGTAGAACGCGCCAGAAACCCGCACGAGAGTGATTGACAACACCGTCTACATAGCGTATATACCAAGCGTCAATGTGTCAATATCAAAAGCGAGGATAACATTAATGTTATTCGGTAAAATATCTCAAAATAGCTGTTGACAACGACAACGCTAGAGGCTATGTTGTGTTTATCGAAAACGCCTACGGTATGAGTTAACGGACATCAACAAGGAGACAGGTGATGATAATCGATCAACGAGTTACCGACGCAACCGGATTACGTAGCCTTCTTTCCGCTATCGAGATGATCGACGCCGAGTGCCGGGAGCGCGGGGAAGATTCAGAAACATGCTATGACGCCGCTAATTTTCCGACGTTCGGCGGCGATACACCAACAGACACAATGGAGGTCTATTCCTGGGACGAAACCCATCTGCTGGTTGGTGACTCAGCCCTTGCGCTGACTATTGTTCCGCGCGATCCGAAGGAAGGATAAAAATAGCAAGCAGCGTGATTTTTTCCTTTACGCCGGATGTGAAGCCTTGCAACACGCCAAGCGCTTGACAACACCGTCTACATAGCGTATATACCAAGCGTCAATGATAATTTTATAAACCCCGCTGTCACAAGCGGGGTTTATTCATGTCTACGTTGCCGTATAATCTGTATTATGTTAAGTTGTATAGATATGCAACGGTTTCTGACGGTTGTAATCTACGGTCGTGCGCACACGGTCAGTTGAATGCATGGTCCGCCATGCATCCCATAGGATACAATGACAATCATCATACTAATTGTATAGACGTTTGTATAGACAGTTGTATAGACGCTTGTATAAAACGCTAGCGAGACGGTCGTCAATGAGACAGTGATATCAAAGGGGGGGGGGGTTTTTTATTACGATGAGAAGATGATCGCCCGCACCAACCCGCACAACTTTGTCGATTTTATCGCCAAGTTCGTATTATTTTTTTTTGGTAAATAATACAGGATGTCCCCGCGAGGATACCCGACCAAATCTTGGGCAGTTGAGTTAATACTCAACTACCCTTTTAGGAACTTCTGATGACGGCGTTTTCGCAAACCTTTACAATTTCAGCGATCAATGCAACTGCGCCACCTGCGGCAGTCACGGCTGGGTTCACCAAGCTGGCATTTGCGGATGATTTCACGACGACTTCGACGATTGCGCCTTCCGGATCAGCGACAAGTGGCTACAACTGGTATTGGAATACCCAAACCCAGTTTGGCACAGGCAATTACTCTGTCAATACGACTGCGACTGCCGCATCGACCAGCAACGGCAATAGTGGTGGCGGCAGTAATGCATCATCCGCTGGTGGCATTCTGCATCTTATTGGTGCCACTGGCAACAGTGGCAACACGGGTGTATTGAACACGGTTCCGACCAACGGCACGACGGGTGGGCAATGGCAGCATGCTTATTTCGAAGCCTATATGCAGTGCAACACAGCGAATAATGATGGTTCGACCGGCAACGGTTGGCCTGGTTTCTGGTCTTGGTCTACCAAAAGTGAGCCGATGACCGAACTTGATTTCTTTGAATATTGGCCACCTTCGGGTTCCAGTGAGCGTGCTTATGGCAAAGAAATCAAGTTCGGTCA